GTAAGGAGGCAAGACAATGACAAAAGCATTTCGTGCAAAGCTGCTTAAGGCTGGCGCATTAGATACTGTAAAATATCGGTATGCTGTATATCACGGCCACGCCTACGACGTTATCAAACGGATTAAAAAAGCCGAAATTCGGTCTTGGAACGCCGAAAACGACGAATATTGGGAATCCGTTGAATACATTTGTTATTAAATGAGGTGTAAAAAATGACGACGTTTGAAGAAAAAGTGAACGCATACCGCGAAAACAAGCGGTTAATGGAAGAGCTTGAAGCGATGAACGACGCAATTAAAGCGGATATTATCAACATGATGCACGGCGCACCGGAGATAGTGCAAGGCACGGCAAAGGCCATTTACAAGGACGTGCAGAGCGTCCGACTCGATAGCAAGCTACTCAAGACGCTGCACCCGGATATATACGCAGAGTGCAGCAAAAAGACCGTTTACAAGCGTTTTAGCGTGGTATAAGGAGGTTTTAAAGTGATTCTTTCCTGCATCTTGTTTATCTTCTGGTTTTTCTCTGCGCTGTTTAAGGCGTCCAAATGATATTACCCGGATACTTTAGCGGGGCTGCACCGTAAAGCAACCCCGCCCCAGCCCGAAAGGGCAAAAACTTTCTGCAAGTCCTGTTTTTTGGGCTTGCAGTATGATATACTATAGCAAAAGGGGCAGTAATAGCCCAGAAAGAGAAGTGTTATTATGAAAACCTACACAGAGCACGAAGTCAACGGCTTGAGCATTTACGTTGATGATGAAACCGGAAAAGTACACCACGCAGTAAATTGGGACAGCCCAAACCAAACAACGCTTTACCCGTACGCCTATAACACCCGCTCCCGTGTGTGGGATAATGTCAGCGGAGATTATACGCTGACAGGATTAAAGCGCACAAAGAGAATGATTGAATGGCACTAATAAAACTCTTAACCCGGTCAGCAATGGCCGGGCTTTTCTTTTGCCTTGTATCTGCTGAGGGTGCAAGGCTTTTATTTTTGCCCTGCGGCGTATAAGCCACGCGCAAGCGTTTACAACGCCTTTTTCGCCATCTATGCAAATTATACAGCCTTAGTGCAAAAAGCGTTTACAGGGCGTTACAGGGGCGTTTCCGTTAATTTAGCACATTTCAGCGGACACAATACAGCAGCCACACAGGCCAACTATGCACCGCCTGCGCCACGTTGGAGCGTATCACAGCGCCGCAGCACTTCCAGCGCATAACCAGAGATACCAGCGCCACGCCGGACGCCGTACAGGTCAACGCAGCCGCCCTATTATAATAAGGTATATAAGGGCGCAACGGTGTGCCCCTGTTATAGATCCATGCCAGACAGTGCAGCACACCGCAGACCATGCAAGCCCGGCGGGGTCGGCTCCTGCCGTGTGTGGATCGCTGGCAAGTGCTGCACCTGCTGAGGGGTCAACGTCTCGATGCTTCCAACGCCCGGCGGCTTGCAGTCTGGCACCGGTCAGCAATCAGGGCGCACCGGCTGGCACCCTCCACCCGGCGGGGCAGTCCAGCAGCAGGAGCGCGGCGGGCGGCGCGGAACCACTGGCGGTTTGCGCCGCAGCTCTTTTCGGGCTTTCGCCCGATAGCTAATAGAGGTCAGCAATAGTCGTAGCGTTCCAGCTGGAATAGTCGTAGCAAATAGTCGTAATTTCTCCAATAAAATAGTCGTGGAATAGTCGTAAAGTCGTCAGACGACCAGCTTTTGAAAGTCCTATATGTCGTATAGTAACGGACAGTCCGCTGATAATTGCAGAGTAATAGTCGTATCGTTTTCTTGCGAACCTTCGTCAAATAGTCGTGTATTTTTTGTGTGAAATAGTCGTTCGCATTTTAGAGAAAGAGAGGTGCGATAGTCGCTAAGTCATCCGAGCACTCCAAAAATCGTCTCTCGTTCCAATTTCGCATAATATATTCCTCCGCTAGTTATATCTATTTCGTATAATATCAGTACTTATTATAGTATACAGATATAGTTACTCCAGATAATCGCAGATTATTTCGTATAATAACTTGTACCATCCGATTCGGTCTGTTCATGCTCGATTTAATTCCCAGCAACGTACTATGGTGTTATAATAAATCCATAGTATTCTACTAGGAATAGCCAATGCAACATTTGTGCATATTCAACCGACAACAAAACAAAGTCAATTCTCCATGTCTGAAATAGTTGCTAGGTTAGATGCTGTTGCCGTTAGAGGTCACCCGGTCGGCGCGGTGCGCCGGACGATAGAGGGTGACGTAGCGTAGAGGTCAGCTGAACGGTCTGCCTATATTCAGCCAATAAGAGCCTGACAATAGATGCTGGTTACGGTCTGCTCTGCTGGCTAACGGTATAGCTTTGGAGATAGAGGGTTGTAGGGGGAAAGAACCTTTGCAAAGCACTTGGTTGTCATTTTCAGTTGTCGCAGTTGTCGCACCATTTTTGCGTGGGGGCCTCAAACAATTTATTTGTTTGAGGGGGGAGTTAGGGGGATTATAGGGGGTAATAGGGGTTGTAGGGGAAAGAGGGGGAAGAAAGGGGGGAAGATTGGATGCAAACGCATCATGTGCATCCATTTGCATGCAAACGCATCACGCTGATAGTTGTAGCCATATCAGCCCCAACGCCACTCGATCGAGACGGCTCCTGCCCAAAATCAGGCCTTGCCGTTTTCTCTCGATAAATAACAAGAGAAAAAAGCACGGAATAGTCGCAGAGGGTAGTTTTACTACCTGACACCATTCCATGCTTTCTGATACGTTTGTTGATTGGAGATTTTAGCGGAGATTAGATTCTACCATCTGCTTGCATCTTGCGCATACGCTCCGCAGCCGCTTCTTTCTGTTCGTCCGTCATAATTCTTGTGGTCGCAAACCGTACAAGGCGTTTGGGCATCTCATACCACTTGCCGTCCTTGTCCTGTTTGACCAGCTTGTACGATGCAGGCTCACGTTCGCACAGCTTGTCAAGCTTGCGCATATACACCGGGTCAGCGGTATAAACCGATGCAGTATCTTCCGCTGCATTAAAGTTGACGATGGTCTCCTGTTCCAGTCGAGTGATGTTCATAATCGTTTTCCTCCGTTTGTTGATTGATAAAAAATATTTATGGGGTTCAGGCGGTAACTTTATCGCCCAGACCCTGTTATCTGTTTTTCTTGCCTATTCTACTGTGACGATACGAGCACAGAAGAGATGCTAGGCTACTATCACTCAATCGCTTCGTATGTTTTCTCGAAAATGTCAGGTTTACACGGGTAGATTTCGCCATTTACGCCACGAATGATATAATCGCCAGTCCTCGCAATCATAGTCCCTTCAAGCGTTTTAATCTCGCACCACGCAGGGTCATTGTAAAACTTTCCGAAGTTATGCGTGATAATATCATTGCTACTTACTGCATCCCAGAACCAATCTGCTCCAACAAGTCCTCGTGCATTGAGCTTGAATGCTTCGATAACAACTGGTTTCTTTCGGTATTTCATGTTTATTCTCCTCTCGTTACATCCACACGCATTCTTTGAACTGCTGCGTCTCCATCTGGAACGTGATGTCCAGTGACCCCACGTTGCCCTCTTTGTTCTTCTCAAGCGCAAAGTGATAATGCTCTTCTGGTCTCTTTTGCGTTTTCACTTTCTGTGCCAACAGGATGATTGCATCTGCGTCCTGCTCGATTTGCCCGGATTCTCGCAGGTCTGCGGCAGTCGGTGGGATGCCCGCTCTTGCGGTCTCTCGATTGAGCTGTGCAAGTGCTACCACCAGTGTTCCTGTGGACTGTGCGAACTCATGCAGTGCCATGCTGATTTCTGTGACGGCACTGTATCGGTCTTTCGCTCCGGCTTGATGGATAAGCTGCAAATAGTCGATGAACACTACTTTGGCTTGCATCCTGATGGACTGCGTTCTAATCCACCCAACGCTCTTACCAGCGGCAGAGCGGACGAATAGTGGATATTTCTTGATAGCTGCCAGTCGGTCAAGCTCGTCAATGCTGACAGTCTTGTTTTTGACTGTGTGCAGCGGTACGCCTAGCTGGTTTGCGATAATACGAGCGTAGAGCGTGTCTGGGTCTGTCTCTAGGCTGAAATACGCCACCTTGCGTCCGTTCTTGGCTATTTCACAGGCAAGTTGCAGGGATAGAGCGGTTTTGCCGGCAGACGGTCTTCCGCCGATCACAACGAAGTTTCCTGGCACAAGGTGCAAGTTGTTGTCCAGCACTCTAAGTCCTGTGCTGATATACTCTGGCTTATTATCCAGCTTGCGGATATAATTGTCTATGCCGTCACACATCTGGATGAAATCGCTTCTCTCGTTGTGCAGGTTGATAGCTTCGCCTAGCTGCTCATAAATGCCTGTCAGGTCTGCGTATCTTGTCGATCCGTCAACGATTTTGAACGCAATCTCTCTGGCTCTGGACAATGCTGCCTGTTCCTTGACGATTCCAGCCCATCCAAGCATCATGTCATGGGTGACGTTGCGGATGAACTTTGCACCAAAGGCATCCAAACATTCACCCATTGCTTTCTTGCAGTTATCGTACCGCCCCATAACTTCTACCGGGTTCCACTTGTCGTTGTGTTCCCAATAGCCGCGAATGGCAGCGAATGTATCACGCAATTCAGGGCAGAAATCGTCGATTTTAAGGTCTTGCAGCACATCAGCGTATTCCGAGAACGTGAGGACTGCCCCCAGCAGGATGTATTGGGTCTGATTTTCAATATTCACCGCAGAAAGTCTCCCTCGTCAGGCAATTCAGCCATTGTCTGCTGATAGCCACCGTTCCAGTCCTTCACGTTACGCATCCAGTTCCGTGCAGCAGCTTTCCAGTCTTTCATCGGATTCTTGCTTACTTTCCAGCCGTTAGCCGTAAAGTGGTCAATAAACCGCTCCGCTTCCAGTCCGCCGTATCCCTTTTCGGCAAAGTAGGATTTCGCTTCTTCGACAGTCGGTGCTTTGAAGCGTTTGACTTCGTTGGTATTTTTCTTTTCACATTTTTCTTTTTTATCAGATTCAGATACAGAATCAATATCAGTATCAGATACAGATAAGGCATCGTTTGCATTCGTTTGCATATTTTGCATGCCATTGTATGCGTTTGCATCATTGGTATGCGTTTGTATGCGTTTGCATTTTTCATCGTTCCAGCGCTTATTTGCATTGCGCCTGTTTTTTTCGATTTGCTCTTGTCTTTTTTGCGCGTTCATATCATCAAACGCCTTAACAACTTTCCAGAGCATCCGCATGGCACGGTCGTTGTCGTATGCTGGCTCAAGTCCAGTCTCAACGTACTGTGCATAGTTGCGAACGAATGCTCCGAATTCCTCGTCTGTCAGCTCGTCCATCGCATGAACGTGTTCCAACAGAAGAATCATTGATGTTCTCGGCTTGTGTTCCTGCTCCATACTCAATCCTCTTTGTAGCGTTTGTTCCATGCTTCGATAGCATCCTCTGCCGTGTCAAACAGTGCGCCGCCCATGCTTTGATTGTCTCCATCCGTGCAAAGGATGCATTTGCCCTATCCTTCGTGATGCAAGTCATAAGAAAGCCCGCTCCACGGGTCTTGTTCGTACTCGCATCCCAAATGACCATGAAAGTTGTCTTCATCATCGCACACGCCAATGTAAACTGCGTTCTTGCCGCAAAACGGGCATCTCTTGAGTTCTTCCATCTTTAATCCTCCTCAAAATAGACACTCAGCGTCAGGCTCACGCAGCCAACCTTCGCCCGGAATATTGACTATCTCATAATATTGCCGTGCAACGTAGATTGTTTTCTGCCCATCCTCAGCAATCAAGCCGACAATCAGATAGTTGCCAGCAGCCATAAAGAACCAAGGATTACTCTTGTAGGTCTCGCCCTTCATCCAGTTCTTCGTCTTGTTCACGGCTTTTTCAATGTCCTTGTCGGGGCAGTCTGGGTTGTCGTATGCGAAGAAATCCTCAGGAAATTTAAGTTTTTTCACTTTCTAAATCCCTCTCTCGTTCTCATAATTCGTTTGCAACCTTCAGATAGCTTTGCACCTTTACGGTATACAGGCCGATTGTGCTTCTTCTTGATGTAGCCGCACTGCGTTTCGGACTGTCTGATAGCATTTGCAAGCTGTTCAAGTGATGCAGCACATTGGGTCATCGCTTCTGTTAATCCTTCAAATCTATCCATTTTTAATCCTCCTTACGCATACCATTTCGGCGCTTCGTTGAAGATTTCCACGCCTTTTGCAAAGCCCAGCTTTTCTAAGGTTTCACACATGATGCCATCCATCATGCTGTGAACGATTTCTTCATCATCACCGTACTTTTTGTATGCTTCCTGCATTTCTGCCGTGAATGCGTCAACAATATCTTGCGTAACAACGACATTCTTTTCCATAAGCCCTCCTATACCATCGGAAACGTCATTCAATGCGTCACAGGACACTGAATGTTCGGGTCAATAGTCGGTGTTGCATCAATAGCATCCAGCACCTCATCATAGAAAGCTCCTCCATCGGGATTCGAAAACGAACTAGCTCTGTCTGCGTCCAAAGCGCATTTTTCAATCTTCTGGCGCAGCGCATCTGCATCAATCGGTCTCATATCTGTCAACCCTCCGGCGCATAAATGCGCATCCAATGTGTGACCGTCACGTTATCCGGCAGTCTCTCGCCTATCTCGTCCCAAAACTGACCGTCTGCGTAACAGCCCAGAAAGTACGCTGTCGGCGAGATTCCTTGCAACATTTTTCCATTTTTATCGTGCCACGTTGTCTTAGTTGCAAGCAACAAAGGATGCGTTCGCTCTCGTGGCAGTTCGTTTGCCGGATGCCAGAAGGTGTTAGCCATTGTCCTTTACCTCGATCGTCGGTGCAGTGTCAATGTAGTCAAGCACATCGTCTAGCGCATATCCCATGTAAGCGTACTCGACAGTAAACTCTTGCTCTAATTCCTGCATCCATTCTTCAATGCGTTTCCGTAGTGCATTGGCATCAATCGGTCTGGCTCTCATTGCACGTTCTCCCTTCAAATCGTGTTATCAACACTTATAACCGTAAACGCTAAAGATGATTGCAAACCCAACGAGAAAGAAAAGAACATTGACTGCTACAACCGCAATGGCTTTTAAGATTACGTTGTCTATGTATTCGTCCAAAATGCTAAGAACTATATATTTTTCGACCAAATAAATCGGAAAAACGAGCACAAAACCAATCATTGTCGTCAAAACAAAACCGAGTACAATTTCAAACAAAGACATTTTTCTTTCTCCTTTCAATCTCCGTCCCACACACCGTCAGGACGCATCTTTGCAAACGCCAGCAGACCGTACAAGGCACGTTTGGCGTTGCCCTCTGTGGCGTTCCAGTAGTCGCTGTCATCCACATCGTCACATAGTGCAGAAATGGCTTTTTCAAGCATCGGGATGCTCTCTGCACCTGTCTTTCCATAGATGGAACGGATGCCGCCCTCGCCGAATACTTCTGGGCGATAATAGAAGTTGCTGTAATTATAGGTGATGTTGAGCCACAGTTCTTTTGTACCACCCATAGCGCGCATACCACCAGCGATAAAATGCGTACTATCCGCTTTGAGTGGTTCATGCGTTACGGGGTCGCACAGCGAAATATCATAGCTCATTTCCTCATCCTTTCGCCAGCCATACAGCAAAAAATCCACCACAAAAGACAACGACGTTGATAGTCGCCATTATTATCGCATGAATAATTGTTGAGCGTTCTGGATGCTTCCATGACCATTCAATTGAAATGCTATCGGTCATATCCCAAAGAAACATTTCAAGAATCGTAATAAAGGCTCCAACGAATAATGTTGCAATTGACTCAAGAGCAAATATGACGAGCGTATCTTTAGTTATCATTTTCTTTTTTCTCCCATTCTTTGCAACCGCGTTCATCCCACACGAAGTCTGCAACGTGTTCTGACTGGTCGTTTACGCATACGCCCTCCGGCTCTGCGTACCATTTGCAAGAGCCACAGGACGGCTCAGATTTGTTCTTGCAGGATTCTGCTGCGCATCGGATAGCCTTACCAGAGGAGAACTGCTTGATGCCCATGCAAGAGCAATGTTCGGTGGTGCAGTAGGTCATTTTATCATCTCCAAAGTCATAACGTCGAAATCCTCAAGATTCGGATGCTTCTTCCTCGCCATTTTTCGAGCTTTCAGCTCCGCTTCTTCTTCATTATCGGCTTCAACATCAAAAGTTCCAAGATTGATTTCCCCATAGGATTCATAGACCACAATTTCGACTTTGTATTTCATTCTTGCTTCCTCCAACCGATAAACTCACACAAGCCGATTGTCTGCTGGTCGCATCTGTGCGTGTATTTGACGGTCGGCAAGTCGAATCCTTTTAAGTTATTGCAAACGGTTTCAAGGCTAAAAAGTTCGTCAAACGCATTGTCAGGAATTTTTGCATCTTCGGCGTTATAGATAACCATACCGCACTGTTTGCAACGCCATACAGAACATCTTTTCATCTTTTCTTCCCCCTCTTTCCCCTGTTGAACCGCCCGATCACTCGCTTATACTCCGCATAGCACTCCGGGCATAGGTCGCCGGTGTCCCTGCGCCATGCCCAGTCCTTAAAGTATTCGTCAGGGTTCATCATCCTGCCGCCCAGAACCGCTCCGCAGCGGTCACATACTCGCTTGTGGTAGATTCCTCTGTCAGTTTGCATTAGTTCCTCCTCATGTTAGAATTTGTTCTCAAACTCTGCTCCACAATAAGGACAATACTTAATTGGCTTTAATTTTGTGTTACCGTGTTCCCACCCCGGATAAAGCCAATCTTCCGGGAAATGCTCGTTGCAATTAGAACAATAGCAAGTCTTATCCATATCATCATCATTCGGATAAATGTTTAAGTGCGCAATCGGGCGCATCGTCTCTTGATTGATTGTGCAAGCAGCTTTTACATGGTTACAAAAAATCTCAATTACTCGTTCTACTGAAATCGGATTTTCTTTTCTTGTAACGATAGGAGCAGACTTGTAGCCTTCAAGAAAACAAATCAACTTATCTGCATCAACTAATCTCATTTTTCTCTTCCCCAACATCCTTGAACAAAATTTCTTTGTCGGCTTTCCAGTCTTTGATTTTGCACGGAATGTCCGTGCCGGGCACGGTCTTTTTCAGCCCATCCATCTGCCAGACGTTCCACGAGATGACATCTGCAATGCAGTCAAGAAAAATGGGCATGAAGCCGATTTCCAGCTTTTCAGCCTCAAACCGATACCTAAAATTTTCGATTAGCGTCAGGAATAGGTTGCACCTTGCCAGCAAGAGATTGTCTCCCTGCCACTCATAGCCGTATGTCGATGCGTAGGCGTTAATTGCCCAGCACATCCACATATCGTAGTCGTGGAACTGCTCTGCCAGAACATTCAGCTTTCTGTCCAGCAGACCGATTCTGTCCGGCACGGCAATCATCTTCCCTGTTGTTGTATCATATCGGCTTGTCAGGAACGGTGCTTCGCCACAGGTTACTTCAAGGCAAGTCTTATTGATGTATTCTTTCCAATCCTCGCCCTTCAGGTCGTTTTCTGCAACGTCTGTCATCTTCTTGCAAACCCATGTCGGCGTAAATACCTCTGCTTTCTTACTGGTGCGCTTCTTCTGGTCTGCAAGCCGTTTCTGCACACGAGGGACAAGTTGAACCTTGTTCAACTGTTCCAGCGTGATTTCATCTGCAAAGCTTACGCCCAGTTCAGGCGGTGGGTCTGTCGCCCAGATGATATTCTTGCCTGTCGTGTGGTCTTGCAAGAGGACAGGCAGGAACGTGCGTAGGCATGGGTCTGAAAAGTCAATCAGGGTGTCGCTTGGTGAAATATTTTTTGTGAGCATAATCGGATGTCCATCCTCCCGCTTTTCTTGCTTTTTCTAAAGATTTTTCCATCATAGCTTGATGGTATTCGCAAAACGAACTTCCAGCTTTTCTTTGCTTTCCGCAGTTAAGACACAGCCCAGCTTCACGCCATTGGCTCCTTATTGTCCCGCGATGGTTTTCTTCATACCTTTTCCATCTTTTTCTGTTTTTGAGCCAGTGTTCGTAGCAGGTTTTATGTCCCTGATAAAGCGGTTTACCACACATGGGGCAAAGCCCATTTTCAAGCATTTTTTCTTTATGTTCTTTGTTGTATTGCTTTTTCCAATTTTTGTATTCGGGGTCTTTGCTTTTTTCTCTTCTTATAGCGTTCCATTTTTCTCTGCATTCATCGCACATAATGCGATTGGGTGAGGCATTGTTCTTTTTGCACTTAACGCAGATTCCGTGGCTTTTGTACCAATAATAGCTTTCGTCTGCCACAGGTTATCACTCCCCCACCTCTCTGTACTCCACGTCAATCCCTTTCGGCAAAGCCGTCTGGTACTTCTGAGCCAACTGCTCTGCGCTCTGAGCATCGCCCAACGGCTGTTCAGGCGGTGCAACAGTGACTTCCACGTTATCACGCATACCAAAATAGTTCTTGGCTCGGAAAATCCACTCTGCCGGGTTCTCCTGACCGTACATACCGTTGTATGCCCACATTGATTGCATTTGCAGAATCAGCTTCAGGATGTACTTCTGCTGCAAGCTGTCGTCACGGCGTTTACCCGCCATAATCTGCTTTAGGCTCACCCATTCGATGCCCAGCACCAGCGCAATCCATTCCACCACAGGGGAGATTCTGGCTTCGATGCAAGCGTCAAAGAAGAAGTCAAGGCGTTGCTGCACTTCAATCGGATTGTTCATGTCCACGCTTGGAAGGTCGCCAAAATACTTGGCTGCAATCATGCCGATGACCTTCTTGTCCTCTTCATTACCGATTCTCGACTGCAAATCGCCTGTGCTCAGCATCTTAGACCTCGTGATTGCTAACTCCTGTTGTTCTTTCACCTTTTTACTCACCTGTGAGCGGATAGATTTCCGCTTATTAAGCATCTGTTGTTTCTTCTTCTCTCGCTCTTTCTCACGCTTCATAGCGGCTTCTTCTTTCGCCTTTTGCGCCCGCTTCTCACGCTTTTTCTTTTCAGCTTCGGTCAGCGGCGGTCTGCCACGACCACGCTTCGGGGGTGTTGCCATGTGTCAGACCTCCTTGATGGGTTTCCAAACAGGGTATGCACATGGATGCTTTGCAACTTCATTCCACAACCACTTATATGGATAACCTACGCAAGCGGACTTTGTGATCGGCCCAGCAATCGCCATCACATAGCCGTTTTCATCCGCATCTTCTTTCTTAGGTGGTTGCTCGAATGTGCTTCTCCACAAGCCCTCAAACCCGATTTCGCTATAAGAGCAGGTTTCAAAATAGTGTGTAGCCATTCCAAGTTCTTGCTCAATATCGCTACGGATGCTGTTGTCATCCTCGTCCGCTTCGGTTTCGAGAACAAGGTAAATTCGCTTTTTCATGTTCTCACCTCTTCATCTTCATTTCGATTTTGCCCAGCTTTTGTGCAATTATCCAGACTACGCAGCGGCAGTCCCACTGATTCCACCATGCGCACTTTTCTTTCTCGCACACGCACCGACCAAGCGGATTGCTGGTCATCTTCATCGGGCAGTAAAGTTCGTTGTCCATTTGTTATACCTCGTCATTCTTATAGCACCTGTTGTCGGCGTCATTAAATCCCAAGCACCAAGCCAGTTCAGAAGCAATTCTCTGATAAATCTGTTTGCGATCAATCCGTGTTTCCGTGTCTGCGTATCCGCAATAAATTCCGTACAAGTAAGCTAGTCTTTCACGGCCTACCATGTTGATTTCCTGAATCATCATTTCCACCCCATCACAACAGCCGTACAAGCGACCAGACACACGTTGACGAACAACCAGACAAGCATTGCCTGACGTTTCTCAAACAGGTTGTCTGCAGTGTCTTTGATTGTCCGTTCGGACTGAACTACCACCGCCAGCAGGACTAGGCAGACCAGCCAGCGAGTTGCAAATTCAAACATTGTTATCCTCCATCAAATCGTCCATGCTCAACTGACCGCTGATGTTGTCATCTTCCATCCACCAGCGAAAAAACGTCCATGCCGGTTTGCCAGTCGCACAGTAAGCCTTTTGCTTTTCGGGTATCGAGCATTCGTTCAAACGCTGAGATGTACATTTTTTCGTAGGCGGGCCAGCGCATGAACTCACGCTGTCTGCCCCCCCCTACCGGCCATAGGACAGCCGATGCAACCAACACGCTTCTGCCCTTCGCAATACAGCGGATTGATAGACAGGTGTTCGCTGTGTGTGTAGTCCCACACATCATCGTCAGACCAATCCACAATAGGGTTGACAGTCATTTTACCCTTGAGATTACAGGTCTCGAACAGTTGCCGTTTTTCATCGTTGTCGCCCATGAGGATAATTCTTTTTGCGGGGTCTTTGTGCATCAGTTCCATCACGCCACGACTGTTTTTGCGCCGTGCAGATTCTGCCCACCGAACGCCTGTTGCAATAAACCGATTCTTTCCTGTGTTTTCTTTCAGAACATCACAGCAATAGCGTACAAGTCTTGTCGGCGGCATCAGCTTTTGCGGAATCAGCGTCCACATGGACACGGGCTTGTCCTTGTATCGTGGCATGACGATGGAGCATTTGATTCCACGCTCTTCCATCGACTTGAACTGCTCACGGATGAAATAGACCGTCTCCGGTGCATCTGCTGTGGTATGGCTGTTGACCACCTCGAAGTTGATTCCTGCACGTTCAGCCAGCGCCACAAGCACCTGTGAATCCTTACCGCCAGAGTATGTGACCATGAGCGGCTTCTTGTACCGATGCTCGGATAGCCGTGCAGCGTCCTGCAACCGTGCGATGGCAAGCTGTTCTTTGTCCATCAGCTCCACCTTTCTCTCAGCTCTTTTTCGACCTGCTCTGATTTTGCGGTGATGTAATCCGCAAACTCGTCAGGGGTCATGTCCTCTTCTTTGAACTTGCCGACCATCTCCCAGTACCTGTCACCAATGTAAATGATTTTCTGAACCTGTTCATCGGTCAAATCCGCATCGAACCGAAGGTTCTGAATCAGTGCGCCCCATGTGGCGGCGATTCCATCCAGAGCCATGCGAAAGCCGTACAACTGATTCTGCCGTGCAATTTTGCGGAGGTTGGCTGACATTGCCTGTTTGCCAGACGATGGGCGGTTTCTGCGCTTATTCATCTGACTGCTCCTTTGCTTCAAGGCGAGAGAGCCAGCGGTCGAGTTTTTTGTGATGGCGATTTGGTATTCTTCGTCAAGCTCCACGAGTTGGAACGCACCTTTATCATCCCAAAGCTGGTCAAAGGCAACGTTAACGTCTGCCCATTCTTCCAGCAGATTTGCTTCACACTCCGCAACGCTCTTCGGTGTCGGGTTCGTGCCATCCAGCGCACGGCGCAGCTTCAACGCAGCCTGTGCCAAGATTTCCGTCTTGGGCAGAATGTCTGAAACTTTCTTTCTCACTTCTGTTCTCCTTTCAGCCAGTCGTTGAGTGCAGCCATGCAAGAGGGACAAAGCATTGAACAGCACTCTGCCGAACGCTCATATCCGTCTGGGCTGACAACGATTTTTCGGATTCCGTTTCCTGCGAATCCATATTCAATCTCAAACGCTTCTCCACAACGGTCGCATAAGCAAATTTCGCTCATTTTATTTCTCCAATCTCTTTAGCAGTCCATCCACGTCATACCGCCAATGGACACGCAACCTTTTCGCTTTGACCTCTATCCCCTCTTGCTCAGCCCACTGCCAAGGGATGCTTTTCCGGCTCTCGTTGTAGCGGAACGCCAGAACCTTGCTAGCAGGGATTGCAAAAGTTCGGTTGACTGCTCTGTAATTGACTATCACATGGGCGGTCTGACCGCTATACCCTATTGCTTCCACCATGTCAGTAATGTGCTTTTCCTTGCGGTATTTGCACTTTGCCTTGTCGTACTTGCCGAACACCTTTTCAAGAGGGATAGAGGGAGTTTCAATGGTTTTCAGCTCAAACAGGTGGTTCATCGGGTAACGGTACACAAGGAAGTCGCAGATGTTGTCGATGGAAAAGGACAGGTTCTCGTTGCCGCCGTAGTAGGCGGCGGCACTGTCTCTTAGGCGGTAACACCACGCATCGGATGGGACGGATGCCTTGAAGTCCGCTTCAAACTGTTTGCCGGTGTTCATACACCGTACTCCGCATCGTACTCGGCTTGCATTTCTTTAAGCTGTTCTTTTGCTCGAACAATCCCACGTTCGCAGTTTCGCTTCATTTTTTCATCTTCTTTGCTATATGATGCGCCACCCACGATGGCTTTGTGGATTCTTTCACATCGTTCAATGTATTCGAGCTTGCGGTTGATTGCTTCTTTCTTTTCTCCCTGTTCAAACAATGGTCTGAGATATTCATAAGTAATTTTCGCTCGTACGTCACCCTCTGATGCTTTTGTGAAAACATAATCGAGTAACCTGTTACTACTTATCATCATCCTCGTTCACCTCTAAATTCACTCCCGAGAAACCGTTTCTTGCCACGTTCCCGGTGCTTGTCTTCATAATCACGGCGGTACACGCTCTGGCTGTGGTTCAGCTCATACACGAAAGCCTTTCGTTCCTCGAAGTCTTTCTTCTCTGCCTTGTACTTTTCGCAAGTGTCGTGGCAAGCTTGGTAGCGTGATGTGCAGTTGAGACAACAGGTAATCATTCTATCAACCCCACTGTTCAGACATGGCTTTTGCAATTCCCGGAAATGTCTTGCTTCTGGCCTTTGCTCGTTCCTCCTTGCTCCCGCTGCAATCCATTTCCCAGCAAGAGTAGCGAACGGTTCCGTTCTTCAAAACCATCTTTCGTCCCTTAACAGGCTCCACGATGTTTGTCGGTTTCAAAGGTGGCACCCCTCTTTCCCACAGGCATGTTTTTTTAGTCACAGGATGCCCAAACTGAAACGGTTGAATGATTTGTGAATACTCAGGTAGGCAGAAAATCTTTGAAGGAACTGGATTTTCAATGACAACTCTTGGAACATTCGCATACCAGAACCGCATAAACAAGTCTCTTGCCCGAATACCCATTTGTACTCTATCTGGCTGTAGCTGGCCACCTTTCCAAATGTGTCTTGCTCCTGCATTCGTCAAATATGTGCAGGGCGGGTGTGCAATCAGCAAATCCCACTTGCCCACATCATGCGTTACGCCGTCCATCGTCACGACTTGCCCCCATCCAGAGCCTTGAGCGCATCTTCGAGAATATGCCATTCTGGATGCCCGCCGGACGGTTCCTGAATATCACAGGAGTAGGCTTCGTGCCCACGGGCGCGGAAAGCCTTGCAAACTTCCTGTGATTCCTCACAGGCAACTAAAACTTTCATCTTTCCGAACGCCCGTTCAGCCAGATAGCGCAGCTCTTATATAAGGTAGGCGGTCAAAACTTTGCCGAAGCGAAAGCCTTGCTCATATCAGTGATAATGTCATATCGGTCTTGATATTTGCTGTACACAGTCGTTCCAGTTCCAAGACCAATCTGCGTCTGGTTGATAGAAGCAGGAACTATGTAAATGCTTTCCTTCTTTTCGCTTTTTGCGATCAGAAAATAAACATCGCAAGTGGGGAATCGTTTTTCAAGATTGAACGAATAGCAAAAACTCTTGTTTGCCCTACTCGGTCTCGCTGTTTTCACATCAACCTTAACGCTTCCATTAACATAAAGGTCGTAAGCATATCTGGTGGTCATCCGTTCAACGGAAAATCCATGTTCTTCCAGCAATTTTATTGCAAGTTCTTCTCCGTATTTTCCAAACTGAGTTTCGCTTTCCTTCATCTCGATTTTGAGAAGTTCAGCTACCTTGTAGTAGCCACCCGGAAACCGCTTGATGGCATTTGTTACCTTGTTGTTACCGTAGTACACGCTCAATTCGCTTCTTGATGGCATTCTGGTTAAACCAGTGGCAGACATACAGGCTTTCACATACAGCAAGATTTTATCTTGCGTCCAATGCGTTTTTTCTTCCTGATTCATGCGCATCTCCAATCAGAATGGCAACGAACCATCATCGTCAATCGCAGAGAAGTCATCGTTCCCGCCCTGCGCGTAGCCGGAGCCAGACCCGCCAGACAATGTTTTCTTCTGTCTGATTTCATAGTCGCCGGAACGAATCTTATCCACGCTGGTGAAGCGGTCAACGACCAGTTTCGTCTTGATGTTGCCATCATTGCCCATGTATTCTTCCTCGCGGAGAACCACGCCGACCAGCTTGCCACGCAGGGTCTTTTCATCGTTGTTGAACTTGTAGCCGGGATTGGACTGCTCCACCGCGGTGATGAAACCCTTGAAGAACGGCAGTGCCTTTTCTTTGTAGCTCTTGATGGTCTTTCCGCCCCATGCCCATTCGCCAGGATTCAGCTTGCCGCGCTCGATAAGGGAAGCGGTCTGCTCACGCCAGTAACCCTTGAATTCGCCCTCTGCGACTTCCCACTCGATGTTCAGGCGTTCCTTTGCGGGTTCGTCCGTTGCCTTGCAGATACCGGCAACATAGCCGCCAACAGGCAGATCACGGCGTTCGGTGGCTTCCTGCACGTCATTCCAGTTGATGCTCTTCATCTGTTACTCTCCTTTGTTATCCGGCTGAATCGGGATGTTGTAATACTCACGGATGGTCTTGTCTACGGCGGCGAGGTCGTTCTCGATCAGCGCATCGTTGAACATCCCAAGAGGGGTTTTCACGGTGTCCATCCCATCATTGCGAGTGCTGAACAGGTATCGCCCATCCTGCACAACGGTTTTCAGAACGATGGTGAAGTAGCCTTCGATGCAAACTTTTTCGTCCAGCATCTTTCCTACCGTCTTGAATTTTTCCCCACCGTTTTCTCCGCATTCGCTGTGACCGAAAAAGTAGGCCACAACATCGTCCGGCAGTTCCTTTGCCCGCATCAGCAGAGCGTTGAAGTTAGCTGCCATGTCGGTAAACTTCTGGTATCCGGCGACCTTTGCGTTCCGCATGAACTCGCCTGTCATAAGGTAAGTGGCATCGTCAATGACGATGGACTTACGCTTGGTGCTGTGGATTGCGGCATCAATCTTGCCGTAGTCGTTGGTAATATAGGTTTTCATGTTACTACGGAACGGCAGCGGCTTGCCAAGCACGTTGATAACCGCCACCTGTTCCGGGTCAAAGTTCCGAAGCGAAGCGGACTTACCGCTGCCTGAATGACCGTAGACCATTACTAATACTGCCATTTTTCTTTCCTTTCTTCGGCTTCATTAGGCTTCATTGTTCTTACTTTGGCTTAATTTGGATGTACAAAATCAATCTCCCCAGCACACGGAATCCGCTTCGTCTGGCCGCTGCCATTCAGGTTCTTCGTCCGCTCTGGGTGCGAAGTAGTAGTCATCGAGTGGCTCAACAACGCCACCGAACCGATCAAAACAACCGGAGCAATCGTACATCTCGTTCATACCGTACCTCCAAGTTTCAGGATTTTTGCCTTCATCTCTTCCACAAGGGCTTCCAACTGAGATATGACATATTTCATCTTGCTGAAGCTCCTCGTTACGGAGTTCCACTGATCCATATCTATTTCGACTGTATTCCACGCATGACCGCAGTTTTCGCAGAGCCTCCGTCGGATGATGTTGTCTTCGCATGATGTGCTGCGATAGATTTTGATTTTCTCACTTCCGCATGTCGGGCACTTCACTTGGCATCCCTCCACTCGTTTGTGTGGTGCGGGATGCGCTTGATTTTCCTGCTCTCTTGTTCCATGCTCTCGTTTTCGGCACTTACGCCAATTGCGGCCAAAATCAGAGCCACAAGAAATACAGCCAGAGCAAGGAACGTGTATCCAAGCATCTCCCATCCGTCCGTCGCGTTCTCAATGGCGTTTCCGCACCCAAGAGCTACGATAGCAAGCGAAATGCTCATACAGCACAGCACCGTGCCTTTAACTGTTTTCATCTCTCTTCACCTCTTTCAAAATAATGTCAAATCCGTTCGGTTTTTTCTCGTTGATGACTATTTTTGCATTCAACGCCTTTGCGATTTTTAGAAGCGTATCGACCCGAACGGAACTTTTCTGCTTCTTTCGCTTGCCCAAGATGCTGTAAATCGTCGGTCTTGATACTCCCGATCTACGGCTAAGGTCGTTGATGTTGAAGTATCTGACCTTCATTGCATCTTCCAGCGTCATGCCTTTTTACCGACACCGAAAATCCAGATGGTTGCCATCAGAGCGCCAACCCCAATGATGTACCACGTCGCCTTAGCTCCGACCAAAAGCTCGATATGATGTACCAGCCAGAAGTTCAGCAGAAACGCTGCGAGAACCAATGCCAGAACAATGCCCCAGATCAGAACGATTTCCACGAGTGCTTTCATTTTTATCCTTTCTTCGAATGTGTTCCAGCCGTTCCTTCTCCCGGCTGTGCCAGCGGATTTCCCGCTGGCCGTAATATTTACCGTTCATCGGGCGGCTCCACCTTCCCCTGACTAAGCAACATACTGTAATGCCCATAGTTCATTCCAAGCGCCTTTGCTTTGTCATTTATTTGCTTGATGCTGTATCTAGGTGGATCCGGTCTTTGTCTTTCTGGCAGCTTGTGTTGCGAGCCAGCAGGAAGGCTCGCTCTTTCGGCTTTCCTCTGACAGTCTTTGTGATACTTCTGGTCTGGTGTCTTCTTCACCATCGTCTTTCCGCACCACACACAGAGACCCATTATCCGTTCGGTTTTGCCCTTCCGGCGTCTCCATTTCGCTTGCTGTTCAAGCTGAACGTCGTGTGCACATACGACACAATACTTCTGGTTTGCGTTCGGAGCTTCAAGAAACGCTCCACAGCGGACGCAGAATTTATTCATCGCGTTCACCGTCTTTCTGTCTGGCTTCCCGATTGTGCCGTTCAAAGCACTGGTTCAGCATCTTTTCCATCCACAGTACATTGTTGGCTTCGTTCCGGGACACACCCTCCGCCATTGCAAGCTTCAATCTGCGCTTCCGGCTCGGTGCTTTGTAAAAGTACGTCACCAGCACTCACCAGCCTTTTTGATGATGAACGCAGGCACGTCCCTGCCGGTAGCCCGGCACAGGCAGACACACTTGGCAATCCAAATGTTCCAATCCGGTGCATAAAATGCGCAATCGGATTTCTTTGATTCTGCTTCTTCATACGCCCTAATGTAAGCTACGATATAGCCATCTGAGCCAAACCACTCAATGCTATACCCGTCCAAACACAATCGGCTCATAATGCGCATTGCTAAGTGCTGCGCTTCCATGATTTCCACTTCTGTCCATTTCAGCTTGCCCGCTTCGTAGACCTTGACCGCCTCGTCAATGGCGTGGTGCGCTTCTTCCGGGTATTCAAGGTCTACCTTTAAGGTGATAATCTGCTCCATGTTCAGTCCTCCCATCCTCCGAAATCTTGCTGTTCTGCAACAGCCCTAGTCTCGATTCTTGGCGTGATGCCCAGCTTCTTGAGCTGCTCATGGATGAGCTTTTCACCCTCGACCGTCCAAACCATCGTGTTCGGGATATAAGTCTTGCCGTTGGAGCGCTGAATGGCTTTGCCTTTTCGATTCTTGGTGTATCCCTTGCCTTGATATGGCTTGTACAGCACCCACTGACCATCGCTGTCTTTATACTGAACTCGCTGGCTGTAAAGCAGCTTGTTCAACTTTTCAGCAGTTAGACCGTAGTCCTTCGCAATGCTGGTGGCTGTCCGGCAGTTGTCCGCAATGCACACAGCACGAGCGAACTCAGCATCCGGTGTCAGCTCTGCAATCCGCTTGTCCTTCTCCTCCAGTTCCTCATGTGCTGCGATCAGCGCAGTTGCAAGGAGTTGCGACCGGGTAAGCTGCGGCTTTTCGGCCAGCTTCTTTTCCATTTTGTTGAAAGCGTCAATGTACTTGAGTTTCCATTCAAGGGCTTCTTTTCCGGTGAATCCCATAGCCAGCAGGGTGAAGCCGTCACGGTTCATCAGATACATGGGGTAGCTCTGGCCGTTCTGCTCATGGACGTACTCGGTCTTGAAGAACATGGGGGTCTGCCCAATTTTCGGCATACCCTTCAAAATGCTCTCGATAGCGTCTAAAACGTGTCGATGGGCTTTTCCAAAGTTCTCCGCTACTTCGCGGCTGGAAACCACAGGCTCGCCATTTTGCATGGATAAAATAATGTCGTTCATTTTTAACCCTTTCTTATGATTTACTGCTTATCTCTTACAAGAAGAGCGTCCACAGACACGCGGAAGTAATCAGCGACTTTCACAAGCTGTCGAATGCTCGGCCCATTTGCGGAGCGTTCCCACTTGCCCAGTGCGCCGTTGCTCAAACCAGCAGCTACTTCCAAGTCCGTACGAGACAGACCATGTAACTTGCGAAACTCGTCGATTTTAGAAAGATTCACTAGCCATTCTCCTTTCTGGGCTTGCATTTTACTAGAAAATATGCTACTATGTAGTTGCGAGGTACAAAGTGAACATTTTCCAGCGACTTCCTGATAGATTTGTCATGGGTCTTGGTTTTTGTTTGCCCTGTGCTTCATATTATACTAGCCAAGTGGCTATTTTTCAATAGTCAATCTTCAATTTTGTGAACATTTGGCTATTTGCACAAAAAGAGAGGTCTTTTTCTATGCGCAATGTGGAGCGAGCCAAAAGAATCGCTGCCGACAAGGGCGTCAATATATCCTTTGTGTGCAGAGAAATCGGGAAAAGCAGAGGTTATATCTCTCAAATGCTGACTACCGACAGAGATTTTCCAGATGAAATGCTTTCGCCAGTAGCCAACGCGCTAGGCGTTACAGTTGAAGAACTGACTGGCAACCAAAAAGAAAACCCGCCCCAGCAGCCGCAAAGTGAAGTCGATGTAGCAGTGGAGCGGATTAGAAAAAAGCTCGAATCTATGCCGAAGGAGCAGCGTGAGGCTCTGATGAACCTGATCGAGAAGATGTGAGGTAAGATTGTGTATTACCTGTTGTGTGGATGTGCCTTTTGCTTCTGGTTCATGCAGGCCTTGTTAAAAGGCAACGACCGTGTGCTATATGGAAACAGCAGAAAATATCGTTACCGTAGAAACCGAAAAAAGAAGTGGTTCTGACCCGGTAAAATAAAAGAATCCCTTGTGCCGGGCTAGTGTAGCTCTGCGCAAGGGATTTTCTGTTATTCTAGGTCTAGGGCTTGCTCCGCTACCGGAATCTTTTCAGGATGTTCCAGCAGCCATGCAATAAATCGGTCAATCTTGGCTCTTTCCTGTTCACTCATTGTGGCATATCCTCCCGATCGGTAAGTACGGATGTTCATTTGATATGATTATACATCTTTCGGTTGTACAGTCAATACCATTTCAACAACTTTCGTGCTTTTTTAGTTTTTTTCGGGGAAGCCACGAGTGTTTAAGTCAAAAGGGACAACGCCTATCCATCTTTCCTCCAATCACAGCTCTACGAGCTGTCCGTCAATGCGTTCGATGTTGTCTGCTGGGTCGCGTCCATCGTCTAAGGCGGCTACGGCACGTTCCAGAATGCCTTTTGCTTCGAGGTAAGCATCTTTATCAGCTTCGTACCCAGAAAGGCTCAGGACAAGCTCCAGCGTCCGTCTGCGAGCGTATGGAATAATCAGAGCATCTACGGTTCGTTTCATTCGCTTTTCTCCCACGGTTCAGGTGTGTGTGGTTGCCCATCGGGAACGCTGGCTGGCATTCCGTCGATGATCGGCATACGTTCATGGTTCCAGATTACAGTTTCTTTCATTTTTGTTCCACTCCTCTTTGGAATTTTTTGACAATACAGTTATATCACATCTCGCTGTTTCAATGGAACAGCGACTTTTTTCAATTATTGTTTCACATTTTGAACAATATATCAGTTAAATTCCTTTGCATTTGTATCATTTTGTCGAAAGAGGGGTATTTATGGATGATTATAGGATACGAGTGGCAAAAGCGTTAGAGATGGCAAGAGCGGAATCCGGGCTTAGCCAACAGAAGCTTGCGGACAAAATGGGTGTAGGCCGGACATCCATTTTTCGTTACGAGCAAGGGACAATGACCCCAGATGCTCCTACTATCATAAGGTGGTTTGTGTGCTGCGGTGTTGCGGCCAAGCCGTACATAGACACCTGTTTGCATCCCGGATTATTGGAAAGTCTGGCTGGCGATGCCAGCACCGAGAGAAAGAGAAATACGCTGATAGAGCATATCAAAGAAGCCCATCCGCAAGAAATTGACCTGCTGTGTTATCTGATCTATGGCAATCACGGCTCAGATTACCTTGCTGTTCTGTGCGAAATGGTAGCCAACCTTCACACGACTTTGCGCGATCGTGTGTCCGTCTGCCGCACCGTCACAGGTCATTATGAAATGGCACAGGCCACCAAAACCGACCCAGACCCAGACGGAACACAACCCAATATGCAGATTTTATATCAGGCACAGGACTGTGGGGAAGCTTCGGCCATGAAGCGAAACGATTCTTATACCATCAACGAAGAAAACATTTTGCGTTGATTGTCGAATTATCGCAGTTTTTGAAAAACATTTTGTACACGTTCATCCACTTTTTGTACACGTTTCATGCAGATTAGGCATACCTTTACCTTGTCATTCCGTCCCCCATAGACCAGAAATCGACAACATTCGTGCGGAATAAATAACGAATTATCGTTAATCTATTGCCTGTGATTAGTCGGTTTGTCAATCTGTCCCCCATAGCATTGAATTAAAAGTTTTTCATCCACTTTTTGTACACGTTAGGTAGACCTAACCGTTAAGCGTTTCAACCTTTCGGATGTTGGACATCCGTTTATTTGGCGATATTCGCTTTGTGTTTTCCACTTTTTAAGAGAGAAAGAAAAGATTTTGTGGAAAATTTTCCTCTTCTGCTATTAGTAGAAGTTATTTTATAATCTTGTTAATAGTCTTGTTTTATATAATGTAAAGAGGTGTACAAAAAATGGATATAGGTGTACAGATTGTGGAAACAGGTGTACGAAATGTGGACAGTTAGGTGTACAAGAAGTGGAAATAGGTGTACACTTGCTATTGATTTGTACACCTATTTGTGATATACTCTTATACGAGAGGAGGCGTGATAAGAGTGTCCGATATTAAAGGCGGGAACTTGGTTGAAAAAAGCAGACAGCTTGTTTGGGCAAAGTTCACTGATTATACAGCAGGAGAACTACGGTTACTTGAAGTGTATCTTAGCCGCATCAATCCGAGAGACCCCGAAACTTCAACGGTTCAGTTTACGTTACAAGAGTATTGCGAGTTTTTGGGGTTGAAAATCAACTCTAGGAATTTGAAAGCACAGGTCAAGCATTTCATCGACAACTCCGTTGAAGTTCCTAGAGGTGACGGTTCAGGCTCGTTTGACTTGTATCCCCTGTTCAGTAGAGCAACTGTAAACTTTGAACCTAGTTTGATGAATATTACTGTGTCGTTATGTTGTAACCCGCTTCTGCAACCTGTTTTCTTCGACATTGCAGAGCGTGGATATGTCAAGTATCGCTTGCGCTACACAGCGAATATGAAATCGCAGTATAGCATTTTGCTATATTCAATTCTCCGAGAGTTCATCGGACGTGGCGTGAGCCAGCCCGAAATTACGTTGGATAGATTAAGGGAACAGCTTGGTGCAAGAGAACCTAGCTATCAAGAGTTCAAGCATCTTAGGCGGCGTGTCATTGATATTGCGGTAGCTGAAATAAACGAAGTATCAGACCTGTGCGTTGAATATGACAAGGTTATGAGAGGTCGCAATGCGGTTGCTGTGAAGTTCAATGTAGCTTTCAAGTCTAATGAGCCAGTCATAGACGTGGAAGCTAACGAGGTTGAAAGCGTAGAGCTAAAAGATGTTCCAAAGAGCCAACGACCTGTCAGAAAGCCCCGCAGCGGCGCATACGAGGATGTGGATTGGGCATCTATTGCGCCGGAGATGTCCAAAAGCCAGTGTATCTTGACCGCAAAGCTGGTGGCAAAGAGATTGCCGGAGAAGTATCCGAACATCAAGCCTAACAAGAAAAAAGAAGCTGTTGTGAACATTATTGAGAATGCATACAGGATTCTTGTCAGTGAACGGCTTGACAAAATCGAAAAAGATCCCGGCGCTTATATGTATTCAATTTTGAAAGATGCAGACCTTGACGATTATGCTACGTTTGATGATAGCTTCTTGAAGTAGTCAGATGTAGCACATACGGCAGAATGAACGTATTGAGTAAAGAAAATAAATCAGAAGGGAGAAAAATTTGAAGGACAAATGCAAAGAACTTGCTGAAACCTGTGTGTTCGATGAAGCATATAGCAAAGACGATGCTTTTAACATCGGGTGGTGTGGAAGATGCGAATGTGACAGGAACTGCATTTGCAAAATGATAGTAAACGGAAAATTAAAATATCCGTATTAAGAAAGAGTGATAAAATGGCAAAAGTTCAAAGTTCCGTTTTGTACAGAGAAATAGCAAAATTGCGAAATGATTTCGATTGTAACAGAGTCGAGTTTTTCACCGTTGGGGACGGAATTGATACGCCAATTCATGTAATGGTCGGTTCTCGCGGACACGGCACTGTAGAACCAGACGAAGCGATTGAGGAAGGAAAGACGCTGATTGAAGCTGGTAAGGCAGCGAAAAAATTTAAGTACAACGGTTATTTTGTAATGTGGGGAGAATAAAAATGGCAAAAATCATAGCTGTCGCCAACCAGAAGGGCGGCACAGGGAAGACCACCACAAGCACCTGTCTGGCTGGTGCGTTACAGTTGCTTGGCAAGAAAGTCCTGCTGGTGGACTGCGATGCCCAGTGCAACGCAACGGACACCTACGGCGCACGGGTAATGGACGTATGCACCCTGTTTGATGTGATGACCCGGCAAGGAACAGTCGAAGAAGGAATCCAGCACTGTGAAGCTGGTGACATCCTTCCGTCTGACAGCGCATTGAAGGACATTGATGAGCAGCTTGTCCGGGACATGGGCAAGAACTTCCGGCTGCGAGAAGCCCTTGAAAGCGTGTCTGAGCAGTATGATTACATCGTGCTGGACACCCCACCGCAGCTCGGTCTTGCGCTTGTGAACGCGCTGATCGCCGCCAACAGCATTATCGTGCCCATCACGGCAGACCGTTACGCACTGGCTGGTTTGAGCCAGCTTTCGCAGACCATCGGCGATGTTCGTAGATACTTCAATCCGACATTGAAGATTGAAGGTCTGCTCTTGAACCAATACAAGAGCCGTGAGAACCTGTCCAAAGAGGTTGTAGAGCAGCTTCCTGTGATTGCACAGAGCATGGGAACAACGCTGTTGGACGTGAAGATTAGACCGTCTATGGGCGTTCGCAAGGCGCAGGCAGAGCGGCATAGCCTGTTTAATGGCGACACGGCAAAGAGTACTAGCGCAGAGGATTTCAAGGCGTTGGCGAAGATGATTGCGGGAGGAGAAGAAAAATGAGACTAATCGATTCCGATGAACTTGTAAATTGCTATTTGCAGAACCAAGCTGACCAAGCAAGATTTCGTAGTGAAACAGCAAGTGTATGCGATGTTTTAGAAAATGTGATTCGCCATGTAAAATTGATGGATGAAATTCAGCCGAAAGAAACGGCAAAGTGGGAAGTTCATCATCGAGTGGACGAGGATGGAGAGCATTGGAATTGGCTCGAATGTTCAAACTGCCATTATAAAATTGCACGTTATCCGAAAATGTACCGTGAGACAAGGTTCTGTGCTTGTTGCGGAGCAAAAATGGAGGACGAAGAAGAATGAAATCAACCAGCAAAAAATCCACAGGTTTGCTTGGCGGGTTTGATTTCCAGCCTATTTTTTCGGAACAGTCATTAAGCCAAAGTGAGCCAAAGGAAGAAGAAGTAAGCCAAGCAAAGCCAAACGAAGCCGAACAAGCACAGATTAAGCCCAATGAAGCCACAGACAACCATGCACAGCCTAATGAAGCACAGTTAAGCAGTATTAAGCCGAAGCAAGCCAAAGACAGCGAAACGAAGCCAAACAATGCCGTAGTCAGCGAAAGCAAGCCAAAGGAGCTGAAACGGGCGAAGAAAGTTCAACGCCTTATCGAACAAGGTGATGTGCCCGGTGCACTGGTAGAAGCTGGCTTGACAAAGAAAAAAATCCCGATGCCGGAATCGCATCAGGGCGTTGCAAGCGGAGATGGCAAGCGTTCAAAGCGCATTACCATCCTTATGAGCGAGGAAGAGCGCAAGTACATCAACCGTGAAGCCAGACGGCACGGAATGACGATTGGACAGTTCGTGTACGCTCTTGCGGTTGCAGCGGCAGAGGGGAAGATTGAATTGGAGGATTTCTTAGATGAATGATGTATGGATTGACATCGGGCAGAAATATGAAGCGATGGCAAATATGGGATGCAAGCCTTATGGCTTCAAGCGAGTTCCATCGAATTTTGTGTTTGACGAAGACAAGTCAGTAAAGTGGAACAAAGAACAAGCGCAAAAGAGCAACGATGATTATGACAATGAAGTTAAACGACTGAATCAAGAAAAAATGAAGCGTAGGGATGAAATCTACGAAGAGATTTATAAGACAATTCAAGAAGAAGTCGGTTTTGGAATTTCAGAAAAGAAAGCGGCAAGAATTTGGGAGTACGCTTACGATAAAGGGCATTCAGCAGGATGGTATGAAATAATCATCAATTTGGAAGAAATTGAAGAACTTGTAAAGTCCGTATTGGATAAAAAGAACTGAGTTGGAAGATTTCTTGGAGGACTGGCGATAAAAGTTGAGTTCTAGGAGGATTGACGTATGATGAAGTCGAAGGAATTTTACGAAGAAAGCATTAGCAGTTTACAAAAAATGGTCAAACACGGAGTTTACGGTCTTTTGTTCGATGCCTTTGCTGTAGCAGTTCAGATTCCGTTTATCTTTGCTGGTAAATGGGTTGCAGCGCACTTGATTTTGTCCATTGCCGTATCTTTTGCAGCGGGATTTAGCTTTAACACGCTTGTGGATAGCAAAAGACAACTTGATATGTACAAAGCAGATATGGAGCTATACTACAAAAGTTTGTCGGAGGATTGACTTATGGATGAAAAGACGATTGGTGATAAAATAAAAGAATACCGAAAACAGCTCGGTTTGACACAAGTTCAGCTTGCAAAACGTCTTGGAATCACGCAAGGAACGCTTGCGCTGTATGAAACAGGAAAACGACATCCTAAAATTGAAACGGTAAATAGAATCGCAGATGCGCTTTGTGTATCTTCATCGAAACTGTTTGATGGAGTGGAAATTGAAGAAGCAGAAAAGACAGAACGCTTTTATTGGGTCAAAATCCAGTACGATGATGACGTAAAATGCAGGCACTTCCAAGCTCCGTTCGTCTTGTTTGCAAACAGCAAGGAAGAAGCAAAGAAGAAAATCGAGCGAGAAGTTCCCGGCAAGTTTTCCATTGTCGGAGTGGTGGAACTTGACAAAAGCCTTGTATTCCATCCGCAAGACCTATTTGACATAAAAGCCGAATCCGTACTTTGGGAATAAGGAAAACGCTAGAGGATAGAACAGGCAGCTATCGCCCATCGTTAGGAGATGTGGGAATCGTCACCCCACCTAGCTTTTTCAATAGTAAACCCCTGTGTAGTTTTTAACGACTACACAGGGGTTCTGTTTTACTTATCAGCAATGCAATCCCAGTAGAGATACGCCTTGCCGTCTGCGGCATCTGCGTCCTCAAGGAACGCCTTTGCCATGTCAGCGTAGAAGCCCGGAGTGTCAACGGACTGGCGCTTTGCAACCTGACAATAATCCGAGTACATCATGTTCATGACAGCCCAGAAATCGTTCGGGTCACAGGTGATGTTGCGCTGCTTGGCCACGTCCTGTGTCTGTTCCAGCGTCCAGTGACAGCCCTTTGTGCCGTCAGCGTTCACCATGCTGTCGCACCATTCCTCTGCTTCATCGTGGGTAAGATGCTGGCGTGGCATCCTGATGGAGCGGCTGTCTGTACCGCCACGTTCGTACTGCCCAGACCGCTTGTCCCAGTCGCCGTTCTGCGAGAAGCCGATTTGCGGCATTCTGCGCCCATTCTCTACGTCAGGGTAGCGGGGGATAGGGTAGGGGTCAATGTAGCGGTTCTCCTCCTGCGGATAATAAGGATAACGGTCGTTGCCGCCTTCCAGCTTACGCAGACGGCGTTCCAGCTCACGCTCCCTGCGGTCACGCTCTTCCTCAAGGCGGTCACGTTCCGGCTCACGGTCTTTGTCGTGGTCACGGAGCATCATCATGCGGCGAAAATTGTTCTTGCCCATAATCTACACCTCCTCAAGAAATAGACGCGGGCGCGCCAGCGTGGGAACGGCAGAAGCAGCCAAGATACTTGAACGTGCCGGTGCCAGTTGCAGACGTTGCAACGCGGGTAGCATAGCGGGTGCGAGTGTGGATGCTCTCAGCGGCTGCCTGAGCGCAGTTGCAGTCGGTCAGAGGGTATGCGGTCGTACCTGCTCCAATGGTAATGACCACAGGGGCGTTGATGGTGGTCGTGTCCGGGATGCTCTGGGCAACCACGATGCAATACTTCTCTCCGTTCTGGTATGCGCCAGCAGGGATGTTGATGGTCAGCGTGTCATTGGCGAACGTCACCGCATCCGAGATGACGAGGTGCGGGCACAGACGGCAGCTTGTTTTGCAAGCCATAATGTTTTCCTCCTAAAAAATCAGGGGCAGAGGTGTCTTACCCCTGCCCCGATGGTTCACCCGGTGTTATCGGGGAGTGTGTTGGTTAGCAGCAGCCGCAGCAGTTCACGCCCACGTTGGGGTTTGCCACCTGATAAGCGGGAATCGGACGAGGATTGACCCGGTTCAGGATGGTGTCAGTCTGCTGGGACATCACGGTGGTCAGAAGCGCATTCTGACGATCCTGAGAAGCCGCGAACTTCAGGCTCTGGTTCTCAGCGGTCAGAGTGGCAATCTTATCCTGCGTGAAGTAGTCCATCATGCTGCGGAAGTTGGCGTTGCAGTTGTCCACGATGGCGCGGGCGTTGTCTGCGATAGCCTGACGGGTAGCGCAGTCTTCCGTTGCGATGGTGTACTTCAGGTCGCCGATCAGCTGCTTGTTCTCGCAGCAGCAAGATGCCAGCTGCGTGGCAAGTGCGGTCTGGCCAGCCTGCCGAGCGTTGCCCTCCTGCATGATAGCAAGGCTGATGGCGTTGTCGCCGTTGGACACGCTGCGTTCCAGACCGTTCACCAGCTGTGCGTTCTGGTAGCCAAGCTGACAAATGGCACTGTTCACGCCTGCAAAGCCGTTCGCGATGTTGGTGTTGACACCGTTCATCTGTGCCAGCTGGTCATAGCCCAGAGAGCAGATACCGCTCTGGATGCCCGCCAGAGAGCGGGAGGTATCCTGCTGGTAGAAGCCCTCAGACAGAGCCGCGCGGGTGTCTGCACCGCCCTGACCGGTTGCGCCAGTGCCGACCAGATAGGGGATGTAGGCGTTCATGCCGTTGTCACCGCCGTTCCGGCCATAGCCGTTTGTACCCCAGCCGAAGATGATGGCAAGGATAATAACAGCCCACAGACCTTCGTTGCCGAAGAATCCGCCGTTGTTATTGCCACCGTCCTGCCCAGCCAGATAGCCAGTTGCAAAATCGTCCATAACAAAACTCCTTTCAGTTTTGCGTTATGCTATCCCACCGCCGTATGCGGTAGGCGAAGCCAAACAAAAGCGGTTTTTGTCAAGTCCGCAAAACTGAGAAGCGTTTCGCTTAGAGGGATGATTATTTTGGGATTGTTAAGTCAGCTTGGAGGATTGTCTTTTTTATCTTTCGGGTCGTCCCACGTTTTGCTGACAGCGCCGAAAATCAATCCGAGCATTAAAGGAATCCATATTTTGTCATTGCCACACAGATTGTTGATGTCAAAATCTTTTTCTGGATGGCTGTTTTCAAAATCATCCATTGTAAAGACTCCTCACTTCGGAAGCGTCAAATTCAGGACGCTTGCCAGCTGGTTCAGGTCGATGCCACGCTCTTTGGCGAGGTTTTGCGCCATCGTTCGGAGCTGTGCTTCGTTTTTGCCCTGAATCAGGTTCAGACCCTGCATGATGGGCGCGCTCTGCCCGCCCAACTGCTGGATAAGACCCATCGGGTTTTGTCCGGCGCGAGCCAGATTTGCAAGCTGCATGATAGGACTGTGAGTAATCATGTCAAACGGAGAGGGCATCGCTTATTCTCCTTTCTTCGCTGTGGCAGCGGGCTTAGAAAAGCTCTTCTGCCATTTTTCCAGCTCATCCAGCCGGTGCACAAGGGCGTTGTACTGCTCAATAGGCACATATTGCTGTGTCGGTGCAGCGGTCTGCTGCGCCTGTTGCGCCTGCATTTGTCTCCATGCTTCCGGGCTGTAAAACTCTAACACGTCAGATTCACAAGTATTTGGATTCAGACGTTTGCAGTAGATGACCCCACTACGCAAATCCGGGCAATACGTCCATCTTCCGTACAGATCAGATGGAATTGCCAAAAATTCTTCCCTGCTAGAAACAGGTCTGCCAAGCAGCCAACCGCCGTCCTGTGCCGACTGCTGAACAGGCTGCTGCCCATTCATCGGCTGCGGACGTTGCGGCTGCGCCTGTTGCATCTGCGTGTTCGGCAGGGAAGTGGCAAGCCCTACCGTGCCCATGCCGCCGTAAGGATTGACAGGCTGCTGTGGAACGTAAGGTGCTCCGGGTGTCGGATAATAACTCATAAAGCGTCCCTCCTTGTGTGACCAGTGTACTGCATCAACAAAAAGCGAAAGACAACGAACGTCAAACGAAGGACAAAAAAGAAAAGCGCCCACACGAAAAAATCCGCATGAGCGCTTAACTGTTAAGGGCTTCACATTGGAAGCGAAAATAAAATATCACATTTTGACTTGCAAGACAAGAGTTCCAACAAAACTAGTGCAAATAAGACAAAATCCCACACTTTGCCTACAAAGTACCCCGCGCGGAACGCAGGACTTTGGCAAAGCAGGGGATTTTTATGCCGCCAAAACGGCAAAGTCTAAAATCAAGAGCGGAACCGCCCACAGGCAATGCCGCTCTCTACAAAGGCCGGAGCCTTTCAATCTGGGTCTCCTAAGTGCATAGGAATGTAAAACGGAATGAACCGCTTCCAACTATGGCAATGCCGAGGCCAAAATTTAACAAAGTACCAATCACCAAACAAGTGAAAAGTGGTGTAGTATTTTGCGATTCTTGCCAATCGTTCTTCTTTTGTATTGCACATAAGCATCACCATATGAAAGCGTCTCCCGCATAGTACGCACTGTGAGTAGGCGTGCAGGAGACTAAATTTCGTAAGCTGTGCGCTTGTGTTGGCAGAAATCTTTAGGCCAGACCACACCAGCAATTCATTAAGCGAATTGTCTGTAAATATTATACCATAATTCGTGCAAAAAGAAAAGCGGCAGACCCGAAAGCCTGCCGCTTCAATGCGTTTCGTGAGAAATCGCACCCAATTAAGATTATGATATCACACATCCAGCATTTTATCAATAATTTTCAGCCTATTGCCGATTGATGTCCGACAATACGGCACGCGCGCTGCAATATCAACTTGGCATAGCTGGTCAACGTACCGCAACCGGGCGATTTTCCGGTCATACCTCCCAAGCGGCGCACGTTTTATCACAGCTTTTATCTGTTCTGCATTAAGCCCTTGCAACGCTGGCGGAAAGACTATGCGAGCCGCCGCCACGGGCAACACCGAGCCAGAAAGGCTGCGGCAGCTGTCCGGCGTTGCGCACCATTACGGGGACGTTACCGAGATGGTCGATTTTGCCGCATCTCTTGATTTCACAAAATCGTTTCTGCTCGTATATAGTGCTTGCCATGATATCCTCCTTACTGCTTTTGCAGCACAGACCGGGCGCGGTCAAAGAAAAACTGGATAACCTTTCTCATGGTCTCTTCCGTGATTGCCCACGAGACCAGCTTGCCCCACCGGCTGTTGTCCAGATAGTGGCGCAGCATCTTGACGCACCATGCCTTGCGCTCTGCGCCGCGCTTGGTGCCCTGAATCTCGTGTTCCGCCCTTGCAATGAGGTCGAGCACAGTGCCCTTGACAGCCGCGCCGTAGCCAAGACGGATAAGCCCAAGCACAAGCGACACAGCGCCCACAACGATGAGCACCAGCGCCAGCCATGCGGGCAACGGGGTGAGAATGGTGTTAAGGATTGCTTCCATGATTTGTTACTCCTTTCAGCAGGTAGTTGTTGATATCGGATTTGCTTTTTTGCATACCTTCGCGGTTGTTGCCAGACAGTTGCGCATCCAAAAGGTTCTGTACGCCAACAAGGACAAGACGCATTTCTTCATCGATGCCGTCAAATCGCGTCATGTCGCGTCTAAGGGCCGCGGCGTGCTGTGTGGAAACGGTTTCTACCGCAGCCAGTCGCTTTTCAATGGCGTCAATGCGTTTGTTCTGCGCATCGTCAGGGGCTTTTGCCTTTTTGATGTACTTATGGATGATGTCCAGCACCTTGTCGATCGTGATGGCAGCGGCGCACAGGCTGCCAAGAACGCCCAGAACCCACAGTAAAGCTTCTTTTTCGCTCATGCGCCCTCCCGGAGCCGGTCAAGCCCCTTTTTCGCAATGATAGCGGCGTAGTCCTTATACGCATGGCTCAAGTCCACGTTGCCGCTCACGCCCGGCACGTTGGCGGTACTGGTGTACTGCCACATCCCAAAGGAAAAGTCTGTTTTTGGCTTGTCCTCCGGTTTGGTCTTGCTCTTGTCTCTGGGATATCTTGCCAGCCATACATCGTACTTGCGCAGCGCCGCGCCACCCATGTACAACTCCGTCTGCGCAAAATTTAGCCCGACATACAGCAGGGCATAAAAGCCCCAGCGCTCCACCGTAGCAAGCGCATAGGCGGCAAGGTCGGTCAGCGCCTGCGTGGACAGCTTCTTGATTTTGTTGTCCTCCACGTCCACGCTGATGGGCAACTCAAAGGTCTTTCCGGTCAAGGCAGTCTTGAGCAAGGCAAGCTCTGCGTCTGCCATCTCTTTATAGGTGGCGTAGGTGTAGTAGTATACGCCGACCGGCAGACTAACGCGCTTGCATTCGGCATAGTTGCGCTCAAAGGTCGGGTCAATGTACAACCCATCCTTGCGCTTGCTCAGCTTGCGGTTGGTGGACACGGCTTTAAGCATCACGCCGTCGATTTTTCCGCTGTGCTTCACCGCGTCCCAGTCGATACGGCCCTGCCAACGGGAGACGTCCATAATGGTCTTATCAGCCATTTTCCTGCGCCTCCTTGTCCAACTCGGCCTGTACGCGGGCCCGCCAGCGGGTCGGAACGTCGTCGATGGTGAAGGTGCCGTCAAATCGGTGGAGCTTGATCTGTGTCACGTAAAATTGTACCATGTCATACCTCCTGTGCGGCCAGCTCAATGAGACCGGCTTCCAATGCTGCCAGCCGCTCCTCTGTGGTGGGCAGGGTGCTTGCCGGTTCCGGCTCCGGCACCGTGCCGCCCTCTGCCACCTCGTAGCAGTCGGCCTTATCCTCAATGACCCACAGCGTGTCGCCCACCGCACAGGCGGCATTGTGGTCGTTCACGGCCTGCGCCATTGCAGCGTAAGCGGTGCACTCTTTCTGTGTCGCCACAGGCTTGGCGAGGGTGTAGCCCAAAATGATTTCTTTCATGTGTCTTCCTCCTTACTTCCAGCGGCCAATGGCAATCCAAGATGTATCGCCACTACCTGCGCCAATATTGTTCCATCCACCGCCAATGGTGAAACCAGTGGAGCTTTCCCATCCAACTTGGACAGGAGTGCCGCCCATATTAGCGTTAGAACAAGTCAGTACCATTGCGTTCACGGAAAAAGGAATGGGAAACGAAACATATTTTTCGGTTGAAGTTATGAAATTTGCAGGGGCAACTCGATCCCAACAAATCTGCGTCCCATCGTTAAAGCGAATGTAGTTAACGCCGGAGGCGGCAAAGGCTGTTAATCCGATGCTCTCTGCCGGACGCAAATCAACGTACTTTCCATCGGTTTCTACGAGCACATGCGTGGAACCAGTTACCTCATTAAAACGCCGCTCATAATCACCCCATTTGGCAGAGTTGTCTGCGGTGCCGTGCAGACCAAGTTTCCCCGCCAGCGCGTCACCGGTGGCCTTTGCATCCGCCGGTGCGTTCTCAATGCTCAGGGTCTTGTCGATCATATCCACCGTGCTGTTGGTGGTCATAGAACCAATTGCCATTCAGTTCACCTCATTCTTTGCCAGCAGAATCACCACAATGTTGATGTCTACCGCTGGCCTTTTCTTTGCATAAACGCGGATGTATCCGTCAAAGGTCTCCATCGTTGCGCTCAGGCCCGGAGCGGAGAGCGCTTCGGTGGTGTTTTCCAGTGCGGCCATACCCATTGGTACTTTTTCAACAGAAGAGTCTTCCAGCGTCAAATCGCATTGCCACTGGTTGACCCCCACAGTGTTTTCTGCCTGTACCCATCCATTGGCAGGTACCGTCAGGCTGTAGGTGCGGGAGCCTACCGCAAACACCGAGAGAATAAACTTTACATCTTGCTCCGGCGCGTTCACAGCATACAGACGCACGCTGCCGTCCTTCGTCTCGACGATATTCGCCACCCGCGCCACGAAAGCTGTCATAGCGCTCTCCGGTAAAACCGCCGCAAAGGCGTTCCACTTGGCGGTGCAGTCTGCGAGGACTACGTCGGAATAATAGCGGTAAATACCGATGGGAGCTTCCAGTACCGCCCACCCGGTCTGCAGGGCCGTCAAAGTAAAAGTGCGGGAGTATCCGCCGCCGTAGCCCTTGGCGTTCTGCGTTACCACTTGTTTGGCGGCTTCCGAGTAAAGCTTGGAGTTCACTTCGGACGCAGCGGCAGCTTCTTTGCTGGCAAGAGCGCTGTCTGCGTAGCCTTTGATAAGCTTTGTTGCATCGTTGGCGGCGTTTCCTGCGGCAGCTTCCGCTTTCTTGCGGTCTTCCTCCGACTTCTTTGCAGCAGCTTCCGCCTGTATACGCGCAACGTCCGCACCTGCAACGTCACTTAAAGTATTCAGCGTCTCCGCGTTCATCGGAGTGCCTTCAACCTCAGGCTCGTCGTTGCGAACCAGTGTGACAATTTCCGATGTGCCGTCAGACTTTTTCATCGTCCATCGGCCCGGATACTTTGCCTTGCGGTCAACAAATACCATAGTAAGGTTCACCTCCGCATATTGGCTCTGAGCAGTAAAGCAAGTGGTCGTTTGCGATTCGCTCTACCTCGGCCAGAATTGTTTCAATCAGGTTCATGGTTTGATAGGTCAGGTTGTTCATGCTTTCCGGCGTGTCGGACAATCCACCGGGGCCGCTGCATTTGGCTCGGATGTTGGAAATGTTCACAAGCCAGCGAGAAGCGTCCGAGACAGTCAAGTATCCATTTACATCCCAGTCGGTTTTTACCGAAACAGATGCGTTCAAAATGTCTGCAATCTCTTGAATCCCTCCTTCAATTCGGTTGTAGTCCGTGTAGCTCAGAGCGCCCTTCATGCCAGCCAGCCATTCTGCTTGCTCTTCTTCAGTCCATGTATTCAGTCGGCCTTTCTCAGTCAGCTCAGCAGCGCGACGGACGTCTTCATTCGTTCTGTCGGTAATCCATGTTGACATATCTTCACCTCAAATCATCAGATTCCCGTTTGCATCCACTTCCAGATTTGCAGGAAGGGTAAACGCAGGACGAGCAAATACATTTCCGTTGTTTGCCCAAACGCTTGCACTGGAACCTCGATAAGAGCAACATAAAACGCCATGTTCTGCTCGCGTAGCATCGTCTCCGCTCAAACCGTCCACAGACCCATCATGCAAGCGGCTTCTAGTCCAACAATAGGATGTTTCGCTATTGAGAATCTGTTTGGCGGTCGGGAGTGCACCGCTGCTATTGTCAGGATAAGCGGCATAACCTCTGCCGCCGATTCCAAGTTCTTTTGCGGTCAGCAGGAAAACGCTTGTGGAAACCCATCCCTTTCCTAGAACGGTTTGACCCATTTGATTTTTCACAGAAGCGCTGAACAGGTTTTTGTAATCCCCATTTAACCAGTTTGTGATTTCAGCAGGGCCGTCATTATAAGAAGGAACGACGAAATAATCATCCTTATTATATCCCTCTCCGTAATGGTAGTTGCTCCAAAAATCATTATATCTGCCCCAATAATAAAACCAACGATTCTCCCCGGAATTGGTGTCATACAGCCAATACTTTTGATTGGGGTTTGCATCAACCTTGTTGAAACGCAGCTTTCTGAACCCATATCTGCGGACGAACAAGGTTCGGCCAGCACCGTTATGGTCGGAAAGATAATTATGCTGCGCAAGGATGAAATCGACCGCTGCGCCATTCTCCACGATTTTAACAATCGTACCATCAGGCAGATTGGAAAGTGCAGAGGATTGGGCGGTAACGTTCAGGCTTACAGATTCTCCAAATGCACTTGCTGTAACTGTTGCGCTGCCCTTGGAATTCCACCAAATGCGACAAGTAGAAACACCACCGCTGTTGCTGAGAACTTGCAGACGAACAGAGCCGCTACTCGTGCTCCAATTGATGCTCGGAGCACTCGAAACAGTCGGGTGGAAGGTTGCTGTGACGTCGTTGTACTGACTCCAAGAAAGGTTTGCCGAACTCTGGCTAAGCGTAATATAAGACACTTCTGCGGTAACCTGACAAGATGCAGAAGAATTGCCAGCGCTTGCGGTCACAGTAGCAGTTCCTTTATGAGAATACGAAACGCGGCAAGTGGAAACGCCGTCAATGTTGGTCAAAACGTCCAAGTGCACAATGTTAGCAGGGGACGCGCTCCAACCGATTGCGGGGGAATCCATAGATGCAGGAGTTAGCCGCGCGGTTAAAATACGAGAATCGGCATATTGAAGAGAAAACAAGCTTTGGTCAAGAGATACCGAAGCGATGTCCGAAAGCATATAACCTTCCAACGTTCCCTTAAAACAGCCGTTGAAAGTGTACTTTGCATTCGTGACAAACATTTCCGACGCATAGCCAAAGCTGTGGTTGAGCTTTACATGGTCAAGCGCGTCAATATGAGGGCTGGCGCGATATTCCAAACTCGCTTTCTTTCGCGTGGAGAGGATGGAGTAGGCTTCCGTCATGGAATTCTTGCCCTTTTCCAAAATGGAATCATTCAGCAAAGGATTGCTGATAGACTGCGTAACACCATCAACGTTAGAATTGCTCGGATAAAGGCGCGTTGTATTGTTGACACTGCAAGAGACGTCTTTCAATCGAGGCGAAAAAGTGATTTCGGGCCATTGATAATTGTTCATCGGGTCGATTTCATAGACCTCAGAAGAAGAGCCCGCAAAGAACGTAGGTCGTTCAATTCGAATTTCACCCTCGCGAGTTTGGTACAAGACCATACCCGCTGCATTTGCAGCCGTCTGCAAAATATCCGAGTTCTTGTAAGAAGAGTTATTCTCTTTGCTGATATCTACGGTGTAATCCTTCAGCTCATCAGAAACAGAATAAGATGCAGTGTTTTTAGGAAGCCGAGAAAGCGCATCAATGCAAATATCGTACAGTGTTCCGCTTTTTCTGCCAATATATGCAGAGTCCATCAGGAATCCGAGAGCATCGCGAGCGACAAAGGAAGCTTCAATGCCGTTTGCCGGAACGCTCCATTCAGACATAAAGAATTTGCCGCCGTTAATCCACTCGGTCGTTCCGTCAATATCCATTCCGTAGCTGACTGTAACAAGCTGGCGCTCATAAAGGTATCGATACATACCTTGTGGGTTCAGAGGGTTCCACGTTTGTTGGCTATTATCAAGAGAAAAAGAAATGCTATCTTTGGAAAGCTGACCGGATATTGGGTCACGATTTGACTCATGAGTGTAAGAGATCAAGTTGTTTTTTGTATAAGCCAGCCTGAAACCGACCATGAACCATTCAATTCTTGCCCTACGGTCAGGCAAACACCAAGACAAGACCTCAAGAGTGATTTTATCGTAGCCGGAGATTTCCCAATCGACTTCGGCTCTAACACTGTTATTATCGTTGACAGTAATCGTGCTTACTTGCGTGTTTCCAGAATATGCCGTGAGCTTAAAGCTTTTAGCGTATTCGTTCAACGTCTCAGACCACAAAATCGTAACACCGGGAATAGGTCTCGTGTGAAGTCTGCTGAAAGTAAACGTCAGCTTCGGATGGTTCGATTCAGAAACAATATCGCGGCTGATGTATCCGGCATCATTGGCAGAAGAATCGGGCGTTGGCGAAAGCAAAAATGTTCCGTCAAGCAAATGAAGATTTGGCTCTCCGGTTGCGTATTTTGAAATAGTGCGTTTATCGTTGTCAGACGTGATTCCAGAAACATTGCTGAAAGAAGCTTGAGTATCTGCGCTTGCAGAAGCATCTTTCTGAACGCCGGGTTCTGTACTATCATAAAAAATCTTGATAAACGTCTCAGGAACAAGCGTTTCGCTAAATTTGCTTAGCCATTTTTGAGAAGGGTGTTCCATCTTAGACCTCCACAAGCGCAAGTTTGCATCCAGTCCAGCCCATTACGTTTCCGCTGTTTGGGCTTCGCCTCCACATACCGGATGTGCGGTCGGACACATACATCTGTCGTGTTTCATAAGTGTTTGTTGCTTGATTTAAGAACCGAACCGAGCAATAAAAGTTTCTTGTGAACAAACTAAGGACGGTTGCCCACTGGGCTGCGGTCAGGTAGTTCCACGACAGCGATACTTTTGCAACATCGTGTCGCACGACGGCCCCGACCACTTTTCCTTGAGTATTTCGTCCAGAATCCACAATCGTGCTTGTGGTAGCTTCATAAGAGGACGGTTCAGGCAATGCCGTACCGTTCACTGTGACCAGTGCTGGAATATTTGCCATGGAACTGTCGCCTCCTTAGTAGCTGTATGCTTCCGTTCCCATCAGGGACATCCCGCGATCGCTCTGACGTTTTTCGACCGCAGAAGTGATTTCCTTTCCGTCGAGATAAACCCGAACAGTAAAGTTCCCGTTGTCCGTGTCTCCGAAACCGGATTCCTGCAAGGCGGAAACGAAGCCTTCCTTTACCGCGTCACGCAGTTCAGACGGGGTAAGCTCTGCCGACCGAGTATAACTGCTAGAAGAATACGAACCGGAGCCAGACGCCTGTTCATATTCGCTGGTTCCCGGAACGTTGGAATAATCCACGTTTCCAGAAGCGATAGAATCAACGGCTGGGCTGCTTTCCCGACTTGCTGCAATCTTATCTGCGTATTCAAGCAGCGGGTTTTTCACGTATTCGATTTGACCGCCCCAGAGATGAGCGACAAGGTTGTATGCGCCAATCATAACGTTGACGCCGTTAACGAATCCCTGAATAAACAGACCCAGCAAACGAACGATTCCTTCAAAAATATAGGACATGAAATTCTTCAAGCCGCCCCACACGGAAGAAATACCGCCTGCAACATCGCTATTCGTTCCGGCTAGATTGAGCAAAGCGCCAGCCAGCATTGCAATCAGCGAAACAACAAACAGAATCGGGTTTGCGTCCATTGCAATATTTAATCCGGTTTGCGCCGTCGTAGCCGCAACGGTCGAAGGAACCAACTGGCCGATAAAGCTCGAAGCCATACCGGCAATGTTGTTCCAAACGCCACTCAGGTTGCTTGTCAGCCAAGTAAGGCTGTTTTCTGCAATAGACTTAATTTGTGCGCGCTGCTCATCATCCATTGCATGATAGAAATAGGAAGCCGCCCACTTACCAAGAGACTGCAAATCGCCCTTCTCGATGGCAGTACCGAGCGTCTTCATACTGCCCAAGAAATCAGTCTGCAAGCTGGAATCAATTTGCTGCCACTGGGTATCCAGACCGTTCAAGAACCCGGTAACGTAGTTGGTAGCCTGAGTAGAACCGGCGTTAATCAGCGCGTTGCCTTTTTCCTGCACAGCGTCTACAACGCCCTGCATAGCAGTGGAGACGTAGGGGACAGCAGCAGTGATACCGTTTGCAAGGCCTTGGTCGATGTAGATACCAAATTGTTCAAATAGCTTGGAAGGGGAGTGGATATCAGTCTCAGTGGTGAACTTATCGATGACGGCTTTGGCAAGATTTGCAGCCGCTCCAGTTGCGTTGCTGATTCCGCTCTGAATGCCTTTTACAAGACCTTGCCAAACGTTTTTCCCAGCTTCATACATTTTTGATGGCAGAGAAGCGATTGCGTCTGCAACTGCGTTTACCATGTTTGCAGCAGCTTTTCCCGCTTCTGCTGCCCAATTTTCCACTCCATCCAAGAACCTCGTAAAAGATTCTCCGGCCGATTTGATATGGTCATCCAAATGAACAAACCAATCGATCACGCTTCCGATGTCGGAAATCAAATCTGCTAAGCCAAGAAGGGCATTAGCAATGAAGCCTTGATTCATTGAAACGTCAAGGCGCTCAGCCTCAGTTGGGCCTTTGCTAACCCAACGAACAAATGTCTCAATATCTGCAATCAGGTCAGCCAATCCAAGAAGAGCATTCGGGAACAAAGTTTTGTTCATCGTGACATCCAAACGCTCAGATTCGCTGATTCCGTCTTTAATCCAACGAATAAAATCAGAAATGCTATCCACAATTTGAGCAAATCCATCAACAAAGAAGGATGCCATGTTTCCAGCATCAATTCCAAGCTGTTGAAAAGCGCTATGCCAATCGGATTTTAAGCCAAAAGACTCTTTTTCACTTTCACTGCCCAATCCGCGAATCGCGACAGAAATAGCTTCAAATCCGATAACAGCAAGACCGGCTACCGGATGACCGCTGATAATCAATCCAATTCCAGCTAAAGTTAAAGCCAAATCACCTAAATCCAAGTCCAACTTTTTCACGACTTGTCGAATTGTTTCAAAAGCGTTAGAAGCACTTTCTTTCCATTCATCAGGTAAAAGGTCAAGAATCTTCTGTGCGAGTGTTTTAATGGATTCTTTTAAATGCTCAATGGATTGCCCGAGTTTTCCTTCAGTAAGAGAAATGTTCCACCCCTGAGAAAAGCCAAGTGCAGCAAGCTCAATAAGGTCTTTGATTCTTTGCAGACCGATTCTGAATTTTTCGCTGTTCTGATACAAGTCTGCAAAACGCCATACAATCAAAGCAACAGTGCCAGCAATAACTGCAAGTTCGGGATTGACAAGGCCTAACTTTTTTCGCAGTTCTCCAACAATCTGACCCAATTTGTAAGCCAGACCATGAACGTTGTTTAATTGGCTAAAAAGAAAATCTGCAATTTTCCACGCGGCAAATCCAGCTGCAACACCTGCAATAATCGGAAGAAGTTTTTTTACTTTTTCCTTGATTTCATCAATAGATGTGCCAACATAGTTCTTGAACATATCGTAGCCGGACAGGTCTACATCGCCCAAGATGTTGCCAGCAGATGCACCGCCGCCAGAGCCGGAGCTTCCCTGCGTTGGGTCGATTATGTTCAGTTCATCAAAACCCATCGTGTAGTCCTTGAGGGCTTTGGCGGCTTTCTTGGTGGAGTCTGCCGTGTCATCCATTGCGTCACCGATGCTGCCAACGCTATCGGCGCTCTTGGTGAAATCAGTGAACACGACCTTCACACCCATCAGCTTTGCTACCCATTCAACAAACTCTCGAATGAGCTGAACAGCGGCAATCAGCGGGGGGAGAATAGATTTTAGGGCAGGGTAGAGCAAAGAGCCAACAGACTTCGCCAGCATATCCAACTGCGCTTTCAGAATCTTAATCTGGTTCGCGGGGCTCTGGATGGTCTGCGCAAGGTTGCCCTGCACGTTTGCCGTTTGCTTCATAATGGCAATGTAACGCAGAACTGCCTTATCCGCCTGAGACAGACTAGAAACCTGCTTGTTAAAGCCCAAAGCAAGAAGCTCCTGCTGTAACCGTGCCTGAGTCAGATCAATGCCCAAACGGCGAATAGGCTCAATCTCGCCAGAAATAGCGGAGGACATTGCGGTAAAGGTTTCTGCAACGTCCTTGTTCCAATAGGAACCTTCGTCATAGGCAAGCTGGGTCAGGTTCTTGGACAGAACGTATGCCTTGTCACTGGTCAGACCGAACGAAGTACCCAAGCTCTGAATGGTAGCCATGTAGGTCATCGCTTTGGTCGGGTCAACGCCAAGCAAGCCCTGCATCTTGCTAATGAGCGTATCAGCTTCACCGCTCAAATTGCCCATAGCATTATGAAACAGGTCTGTTGCTTCGTAAAAATCATTGAACTTCGCAACAGCGTTGCCAAGATACTCAGCGATAGCTTTCAGCGAAACCAGCTTTGCCATGTTTCGCATAAAGCCGTTCATCTGATTGGACAGGCTGAGATAGCTCTTGCGCTGCTTTTCGTTGGCAGCAGTCACACGGTTTGCCTGTGTGACCACCTTACTCAACTGCGGGGGGAGCTTCGCAAAAGCGTTACCAACCTTGTCAAGCTGAGATGCAAGGGGAGTAAGAGCAGTAGAAATCTTCTGACAGGAGCTTGCAAAAGAATCAAGGTCTGTCGCTTTCAGCTTGTCGGTCAGGTCAGGAACCTTTCCGATCGCATTGAAAGCGCTTCCAAGAGCTTTAAGGTTCGATGCGTCCAGAATGGACAGCGGAGCCAAAGCGTTCGTGAGCTGAGTAATGCTTCCAGACATGGAATAAAAGTCCACGCCATTCAAGCCAGACACAGCCGCAGGAATCTTCTTGATTGCGTTCACAACCGTGTTGATGCTTTTTGCGCTTGCGGTCGGGTTTACGTTGGAAAGTCCATTTAGAAAGCTGGTGATTTTGTCCAGCCCGGACATTCCAGCGGATGCCTGTTTCAGCGTTGCAATGGAACCAGCCAGCTTGTCAAGGCTGTTTACAACCTTTGTGACGTTTCCCTTTGTGCGCAAATTAGAAATGGCGGTAGCGAGCTTGTCGATATTAAGCTCTGCACCCTGCGATTCCGCAGAAATCTCTACGGATAAGCTCGTAATATCAACATCAGCCATCACTACCACCATCACTTTCCATCATAGAGAACATCATTCTCTTGATTCGCTCCTGCGCCTCAACTGCGCGTTGGTATTCATACTCGTCTTTCTCCTTTTGGGTAAGAGGAATCGGTCTATCCATGTACTTGATAGGGCTAGACCCTTTCTTTCGGAACATATTGCCAACCGTAGAGGAAAGCGCAGATGCCATGTAAAAGCCATTTCTCCACGCTTCAGTATTGGCTCTGCGTTCCCGCAGCTCCTCTGCGTCACGGTAGACCTTCGCCAGCCAGACATCGCCGTACCAGAACTGGTCGTAGGTCATGCCAATGGAGATGTAATAGGCTTCTACATCGTGGAACAGCTTGGAGAAGGAGAACAGCTCTCCCTCTCCGTCTGCTTTCTGAGATTGTGCGGTTACACAATCTCCCAAGTTGCGTTTTTTGCGGTCTTGTCCTCAGTGTCAGTTGCCAGCAGAGACTTGGAAGCATCCATGAACATCTCAAGCAGAATGCCCATCAGGTCTTCCTTCTCCTCGATGTGCTGGAACATCTCGTCCACAACCTTGCGCTTGATACCCTTGTTCCGCGCAATGAAAGCACCGTAGAATAGAGCACGAGAGTTGGACAGCAGATTTGTCATCTGGGTGTACTGGCCAATCTGAAAACCTGCACGTTCGGTGGCTTCCACGCTGTCACGGGTGAAAGTCAGTTCGTAAGTGTTCTTGCCATCGGGGGAATGAAAGTTGATAACCTTAGCAGCCATAATAAATGCTCTCCTTTATAAATAGGGGCAGAACCAAATCCGCTGTTCAGTTCTGCCCGGTTTGATTGATTCGATTTTTGCGGTTTAGCCGCCAGTGACGGTCAGGGTCTCGCTGAACTCAGGCTTCTTGGTGAAGATGCAGTTGATGGTCATTTCCACAACTTCGTCCACGCCAAAGCCGGACAAGCCAACCTGATGCATGCCCTGCCAAGTGAAGCCGGAGCCGTCCTGCATCTTCAGGGCGTAATACTTCACGGCGTTGCTCTCGGAAGTCTCATCGTAGCCAGCAGCCTTGACCTTCGTATAGTCAGCCTTGTTGTAGTTGGCAGTAAAGGACTTGGTGTCGCTCTGGATGATGCCAAAAATGTTGACCTGCATGGGGTCAGACAAGGTAGTGGCATCCAGAAGGTTAGGCTCGGAGATCAGGTCGGGTACATCCTTGATGTCGCACAGCTTCGTCAGAGCGGTTGCGCTGTCGCCACAATACAGGGTGGTATTCAGACCGGAGATAGCAGTACTCATAGAATGTTTACCTCCTTAGTTTCGGTAAATCATTCCGTCCTCTCCGATTGTTGCCCCATAGCTGCAATCAATCCGATAGACGGAATTGTTGTACAGCCCATTCAACGGGGCAAACGATTTGCGATAAAATTTCAGCGGTTCAAGAACAGAATCCACAATTCCAACAATGGAACGTGCTTCTGCAATGCGCCCGGTGTTCTTGTTAGAGTAGACACGCACACGCAGGGAAACGGCAGCGTACTTGCTGTGACCGGCAGAATCAATGTGTACAGGAAGATTGCTGTTTTCCTCTATCTGCACACACGGAAACTTCTTGACGTTGCTGTCGTTGATTTCACCAGTAACGAAAATGCCGGGAACTTGCTTTCGCAGTTCCTTAGCAACAGCCGTGAAGATAGAATTGAAATAATCAATCAACTATTCCAAACCTCCCTCCACGTTGCTTCGACTTGAGAAGCCATTTCCTCAACAGCTCCCCACATAGCCATAGCTGGCTCGTTGCCGCTGGTGTAATTCAGCTGGCCTTTGCCATCTACTTCCTTGACAGGCGTACCAGCATTGCCGGATTCTCCGTAGTAGTACCAGCGCTTGTGCTTGCCGTTTTCCTTGCCGTATGTGCCGTGTTCTCCTACACCATCTGGAAGTTCACCGCCATAAGCAGAGTGCATAACGCCAGTGCCAAACTCGATAAAAGCAACCGATTTGCCATCAGCAATAATGGAACAGGCAGCTCCGTTCTGCTCAACATGGCAAGAAACATCGTTGCTGCTAGCATACTGTGCGTTAGCAAAACGAACTTTTGCCACATCGAGCCCTTTGTCAGCCAGAGCCTTTGCAAGTTCCTGCGCCTTTTGGTTTAGGGTGGCTTTGTAAGCCTGTATCTGACGTTCTGCATCACGAAGTCCGGCATCGCTCAACCTCACTTTAATTTTCACTTGCAGCCACCTCTTTCAGAGCATACTTCGTGTCTGTAATATGCTCTGCGACCTTGACTACAGTATAATTAAAGGGCTTTGAAACGTCTGTCTGAAACCAGACGTGTGTGCCTTCATAAAGCGGTGTGTTGCGCTTTTTGCTGGACGAACTGACAACGTAGCTGTAATTCGTGAACGCTCCAAATGGGTTTGCTTCCGCAGAACCAGTAGGAGGGCTGACGTTCAGCATCAGCTTTGCGGGTTCGCTCCACGATTCGTATGCGGATTCGCCAGTCTCGTTTCCCCACTCGTCCACGACAGGCGTTTTCTCGCCAACTGGGTTTGAATACCACAGCGGGCGCTTGTCCAGCGGGCTTCCATTGAACATCAGCCGATAACACCTACTCTCGGAACCACTTCATTTAGCAGGGACTGCGCCACATCAGAGCTTTCCCACACACGAGTAATGCCATTGTTGGTATAGCTCGTCTGTCCGTTTGCGCCGATGTGGTTATACAGTTCCGCTGCGATGCGTATCTGCAACGACTGATACTGCAAGGGCAACTCGTCCGGTCTGTTGCCGAAAGGGTAGCCTTGCGCAAATATCTTGTCTTTGGCGAAATCAAGCAGCAGGTCGAAGAGTGGGTAGTCCTCGTCCGTGATTTCACGGTCAAGTGCAGGAGCGATGTACTGCCCCAGCTTGACTGCCGCTTCGGAATACTGATCTCCCATGCTGCTTTCCTCCTTTCGCCTTAGTAAGCCTTGATGCAGTACACAGCGTCCATGCGCTCAAAGGACGGCAGGACGATTTCGGAAGCAATAATGTCAGTGCTGACAGGATGGGCTTCCTGCTTCGTAGTAATGGCAACGCCGGTGTTCACAACGGAGACCTGTGCGTTGGAAATGCCAGCCATCAGGTCAACCTCTTCCGGGGTCGCAACGTAGTACATATTGCCCAGAGAACCAGAAGGAGCCAGCACAACATAGCCATCAGGCAGATACTTTTCGGCAGCAGCGGTCTCCTCCGGCTTGAACATCTTGTCGTACAGATGGATGCGGATGCCGGATGCGCTTTCGACAACAGAACGTGCCTCAGAATCGATAAGAACGGCGGTGGTGGTTTTCATAACCGTCAGGAAACGGTTTTTGACCTCGTCCGCAGCAATCATCTTGTGGAAGGTGTTCGTATTCATGTAGGCTTCGGCAATGACTTCGCCAGTGTTCGCAAGAACAGTGTTTGCGGCAGTAGTCATCGTGGCGATGGGGGTTGCAGTAGTAGGAGCATCCCACTTCTCCTTGGTAGTCAGAGCCTTGTAATTGGACTGCTGCCAAGTGCCATCCGGGTCATAATCATAGACGTAGCTCACGCCGTTAGATTCGATAGAAATGCCGGGCTTGCCAGTCTTGGGAGCCAGAAGCTGCCATACCATGCGCTCAGGAACGATGCGAGCGCCAGTGATAAGCTGTGCAGTATCGTCGTAGACACGATTGATAACATCTGCCGCAAACTCCTGATTGGTAGCGAAAACAGAAATGATCTTGCGACGGTCGCTCTCGTCGATATGCACACCCTCACGGAAGAAGGGCATATTCGTCTCCGTCACCTGAATACCTTTACGGGTACGGAACGTAGCCTTAGTGTCGAACACGCTAGGCTTCAGCGAAACGCCAACGCCCTTGTGACCACGCAGCCACTTCAGTTCCATGCTGACCTTCTTACGGGCGGGGAACAGAGCATCAGAAGCATAGGGCTGCGCATTGGTCGGGTCATTCGTCCAGTAGGCGGCAATCGCAGCAGGGGAGAAGATTTCATTCAGATTCAGCGCCATAATTTAGTCCTCCTTACTCGCTCTTTGCGCCAACATCGGTACGGCAGAAAACGGCAGGAACAGCCTTTTTCAGAGCGGCAATATCGTTTGCAGAATAGGTAAAGCCGGACAGCTTTGCCTTGTCCACATCAATAACGCCCTGAATCAGCAGTGCGCCATTGGGGTTGACGGCAGGGTCAACGGTGTGCAGCAGAATGCCAATGGCATCGGTAGCTGCATCAGCAGCACTGGTGCCAGTAGTGGCAGCAGCTTTCAGGCCAGTCTTTGCCATAGGATAGCCAGCCGGAACAGCGTTGGTCTCCTTGACGGTAAAGGGAATGGCAACGTAGGTATCAGCAGCCAGAATAGTGCTTTCAGGAGCCGATACCGGAGTAGTGGTATACTTCATGTTTTCCTCCTTAATGGAAAGCGGTCATTGCGTCACTCGATGCCTTATTTGCGTCTGCGCGCTCCTTCGCAAAGCGTTTAGCAAAGGAAACACCTGCGCTATCTGCGCCGTCACCATTGCCATCCGCACCCGGAGGTGTGGGCATATCCTTCAGCAGAGAAGCCTTGTATGCGGTGTCGTGGGCAGTCATAAACTCCGACTGGAACTTAAACACCTTGTCAATGTCACCGTCAGCCAGTGCGGATGCAGCCTTGTTGGCAAGTTCAGCATCATAGCCCTGTGCAACGAACTTCTCACGGTAAGATGCAAGGGTCTTTTCCTTGACGAGGTTTTCCTTGTCGGCAGTCAGGGCTTCAATCTGCTTCTGCATCTCTTCCAGCCTGTCAGCCTGTTCCTGCGCAGCATTCTCGTCATCGGTACGCTTTGCCTTGAGCTGCTTCTTGTACTCGGCAGCTTCGCCGTTGGCTTTCGTCACGGCGTTGCGTAGCTTCTCCACCTCTGCGCTAGGGTCTGCAACCTTTTCAAGCGCAGAAATAATTTCATCGGCGGTCATGCCCTCTTTGTAGGCATCACCAAGCAACACATTGAGTTTCATATCGTTAATTTCCTCCTGCGTTTTTTTACCGTTGCTTCCCTGCAACGCTGCGAAATTTGTATCCCGGCTTCCCTGCCGGAATATGCAAAGGCAAAAGCCTTTACTTCCATTCATCAACGATTTCCCAATCGTCACACGCCATATTTTCCATGGTGTACAGAATGTCTTCTGAATCAGCAAGATTTACAATCTTGCCATCGTAGCAGTGCATCTCGACATAAGGTTTCTTAGAATCTTTAGACCCCAAGCACCAATAACCAGTCCAATGATGACGCTTAATTTTGCGCCCTCGTTTAAGAGAAAACAAAGCGCTTGCAAAATTCATTTTTCCCCTCCGTTCTTTGCGTTGGCCTGTTCGCTCAACAATTTGTACGCGTTAACAATATGGTCTACAGGCTGTTCCTGCGGCTTCGGTGCTTTCCCGTCCTCGCCCAGCTTGCCAGCGGCAATCAGAAAGGGCTTGCTCATTTCGTAAGCAGCCTGCGGGTCAGGGAACAGACCGGGCGTGGTGAACGCCAGCTGCGGGTCAATGCTCTGACCGAGCATCTGCGCAAAAATCTGAACCTTGCTCTGCTGGTTATCGTACTGACGGCGGGGCAGTTTGATGTTGATGTCACTTGCCATCAGCTTAGAACCAGCCGTGTCACGCAGGATTTTCAGCATTACAGACAGGCTCTGGCGTTCCGAGAACTTGAACATATTCTCGTACTGCTGCGCTCTTGCTTCGGTGTGATTCCAGCCGTTGCGGACGATGACTGCGCCCACGTTGTCGGACGTTGCGTTCTCGCTGCCGGTGGCGCTAGGCATAGCAGTCAGACTGTGGTACACGTTCAACATGGAATCAAGCAAAGTTTGGCTCTGCTGCTGGTCAAGCTCATTTGCAATCTGAGAAACAGAAGCGGGCAAACCAGAAGTAGATTTCAGGCACATTGCGCCAAGTTCTTTGACCTGTTTCAGCGCGTTATCATCCACAAGGCAGTTGGTAAATACCATGATGGACTGAATGAACTGCGCCACGCCGTCCAGACGGTTGCTTTCAAGGTCGTTGATGGCATCCAGCACAGGGATAGCCGGTTCAAACAAACCCATCCGCTCCGGGTTCAGCTTGTATTCGACCATCGGCAACATTCCGAGAGAATGGTTCTCAGACTTTGTGACTTTGCCGTTGTCGATTTCAAAGTACTGGTTTGGCGTATACACGCAAATCAGGTCATTCAGGTCATTCTGATAATTGCGTGGGATGTGCAGCACGTTGGCGATGGGCTTGTGGCCGATGCCGGAGTTGTAAATCACATACGCCATGTCCGGGTCTGGAACATCCACCAAAAGGGGCGTTTCGTCCGGGTAGTTGCCGTTGTACCCCTTGTCAGGAAGGACAATGCGGTATCCATGTCCGCACTCCAACATCCACTGCCAGAGCCGCCGATCAAGCGCGTCCTTGCCCTCATACTGCAAGGCGTTAGACAGGCGAGCAATTTCCTCACCGTCACCAGTTGCCGTTTCAGACCGCACATAAGAGCAAGGAGTGCCGCTCATGTAGCCTGTGTAGAAGCCCACGCACTCGTTGGCATGGTTCTCTACAATGCGGTTGGTAATTTCAGCGTGGTACTCCTTCGTACGGTTGAGGACAGGCTGGCTACCCAAGTAGTAGTTGTGCAGAAAGCGAATCTCGTTCTTGTTCAGCAGATGAATGGGCTCTGCCTTGCCCATGACAACTTTCAGCACGTTTGCCCGATTGATTTCGGTCTCCGGCGTTTCAATCGGTCTGCGTCCGGTTAGCGGCTCATTCAAAAATCCGCCAACAACCGTTTGATACTCAGCCATGTTTTCCTCCTTTCTAGCAAAATAAAAAGCGCAGCAAGACAAACCTGTTAAGGTCTATCTCACTGCGCCAAAACTGCGCTTCAAAAGCTATTTACTTTTCTGGCGGATGGATGATTTTCACCCATCCTTCCCTTGTGTCTCCTTCGATAACACCCTTGCATCTGTCGCACTTGAAGTGGTATCGTCCGTCTACTTCGCCAAGATAGCGGTTGCAGCGGACGTTCTTATAGATTGGGTTTTGCCTGATACAAGGGCAACAGATTCTAACTAGCATGAGCGCTCCTTTCGTTGAATTTCTGGAAACAGGCTGTTGAGCACAGACCTGTCGGAAGCTACCGGGAAACTGTTCGCGCTTCCGGTTACGCTAGTTAGTTGTCGGGACTAACAACGTAGTTTTCCCGCCTAAAAGAAAACCACAAATGATCACAGATTTCGGATTTGCACCAATGCCTACGTCTTTCGACGTGCAGCTGCCTGACCGCTGCAATCTGTGATAAACCCGGCTTAATTGGAGCCGTTGCTCTTTGCAATGTGAAAAATCTAAAGACATTGCATCGAGAGCCGGGAATAACGGAAGAGGTAGTTTCAGGAGAATATCCCATGCAAAGCAAGAGAATCGTTGTGCTGCGTAGCGGGTTTGAACCACCGCTTGCTGGCATTGTTAAGCATTGGGGGCACCAGCATTCTCATCCGGTAGAGAACGCAACTCATAGAAACCTGTGACGAAGAGCGACCGTCGCCACAGGAAAGAAAGGAGTGGTATTCACACAATGAAGGGCCGATGAGCAAAATGACAAAATCTCATCAGAAGAATACCTGACGGAAGTAGCAAGCTTCCTGCTTATATTGTAAAGCAAAATATAGCCGAAAATCAAATTTTTGTTTCCAAGCACTGCTATATATGACACTTTTCTCAAAAAGGCCTCTTGACAGGCTCAATTTTACTGATTCCGTTATACAATTCATCGGCAAGCTGTGCCAGACTGTCCGGGGCATCATCGTGCGGAACTTTGCCAAGCTGCGTGAACATCGTCACCTGTTCCATGAACGCCTTGTACTCTTTCGACTGGTGTTTTTCGTCAAGGAAATAGAACCGTTTGATGTCCGGCGCATACTGGATGATTCTTGACAGCTTGCTTTGCCCACTTGGCGCACGCTGGCTGCGGACAGAGCAGTGATAGCCCTGCTGTCGAAGCTGGCTGTCTACCACATCACAGTATTCATCGCCGCCGTTGTTGGCTTCGCCACGCACTACGTTGATTTTGTGCTGGATGATTTTGCCCACGACTTCTGGTCTAGTCACGGTCTTATCGCCATTGTTGAACACAAGATCTGGGATGAACACGGCGTCTCCGTACACATAAGCGATAGGACAGGCTGTGAAGTCACCGCCGCCCCATGCAATATCCATGACCATGAGCTTGCGATCAGGTTCTCCGTCAGGCAGAACGCCGTTGAAATACCGCAGTTCATCGGCAGGGAACAGCAGACCTTCACGCACATAGGGCTTGCCCATGTACTTTGCCCACCATGTTGCATCGTCAATGCTGGCTTTCATATCGGCATAGTAGGCATCGTCAAAGCCAACGCCGTAGTCATAATTAAAGTTGCTGTGTCCGTTCTCGTCCACCGCAGGAATCACCCGGAATCGGTACTTCGGGTTGTCTGCATACTGATTCTGGATGCGTCCCAAAGGGTCAAGCACGTTCCAGCGTGTACCGACCATCAGCTCCAATGCACCTTGCTTTTTACGGTCTTTCAACTGGTTCAGATAGGCATCGTACTTGTTGTTCAGACGCTCAACATTCAGACTTTCCTCCAAGTCCTCGATCAAGTCATCGCTGTACAGAACGCCGCCCTCGCCGATTTCAACAGCACCAGTCAGAGTGCCGCCGATGGAACGACAGGTCAGGGTGGGAAAACGCTTCTTTCGGTTCAGGTCAACGCTTTCGTCCTTTGCGCTTTTGTCCACAAGCTGAACGTCAGGGAAGATTTTGCCCCAGTTGTAGGTAACAGGGTCAGTGATGATGGACAGCACTTCGCCGTAGAATCCATTTGTCAACTTGTCAGAATGTCCGCTCATAACCGATGCAACGTCAGGACGATTACCCATCAGCCATGTGATGAAGAAGATACACAGCGTGGACTTGCCTACGCGAGCCGGAAGACTAACTCCCAAGAAGTCAATCCGCTTATAAAACAAGTCCTCTAGGTCATCTGCCAGCACTTTCAAAACCCTGCGTCTAGGCTGGTAGAACTTCTTCTCCGGCGCACGATTCCATTCAAGATAGATGCAATAGCTATCGAACACATCCTTTGCTTCAAACAGGTACGTCCGGCCGATAATGTCATAGACCTTCGCCACGTCCTCGCCTGTTTTCATCTTGCCCATCATGGCTGCGCAGACAGAGCGCAGCTCACCAGAGTATTTGTAGGCATCGAACCGCTTGTCTTGCGACAGGGCGTCTCTCAGGTTCACCACCGCCTGAAACCAGTCCTCGTAGACCTGTGCTTCGGTCGGATTCTGCTTTGCATACGATTTGATGCTGTCGATGATGGCGATACACTGCTTTGGCTGCATAAAAAAATAGGCACCCCCTACCTGAAAATGTAAAGAGTGCCTACAACTGCACAAAATCAAATATTCGGTTTTTATAATGCGAATTTAGAAAATTTCTTTCTCAAAATCAATCAAAAGAACTGCCCGACCGTTTCTAACCCTTTTTCTACCTTCTTCATTATGCTGTTTTCGGAGAGATATTCCATGCCTTTCAAGGTAATCTGCGGGTGAATCGGCTCTACAATATGTGGGAACTTGTTCGTCAGGTCTTGCGTGTAGACCAGACCGCGAATGAAACCGTTCATTTGCAGTTCAATCATAATCTGCTCCCAGTCAGAGACCTTCATCTTCATTGCTTTTGCAGAGATAAGCTCATAGTCAAATTCTTCATCGCCCTTGTGCTTATCCAGCAGTTTGAGAATCTTGTAGATGGCATTAAAGTTGTCCATAAGCTGCTCCTTTCGACCTTCTCAGGTCATAATCTGCAAACATAGACGCTGCAATCTTCATAGCTTCTTCTATGACTGGTGCTTTAATGAAGATTCGGCATCCAAACAATACGCTGCTCGCTCTGGTCTTGTTGCTTTCAGGGATAACATAGATTTTGCCGCCCTCACGCTTTGCAAGCCACGTCCGTTCTGGCTCTTCGTGTTTTTCTGGTTTCCGTCTGAATACTTCTACCGGCTCACCGTCAACGTATGCTTCAACTCTAGCGCCGTACATCTCTGCAATTTTCTCCGCACGTCTGCGGCTTTTGGTCAGAGTAATGATATGATAATTCTCATATTCACCGCTTGTCACTGCGTAAAGTTTTCTAGCCATACTTTCACCTGTTCTGTCCAGCAATCCGATACCATGTCTGGCGGGTCACGCCAAGCTGCTTAGCGGCATCCGTGACCGTGAGAATGCGCTTCTCCACCTGCTCATGGAGAACGTCAAAAAGGTTTCGGTCATACTCGGTGGGCTTGCGGCCTTCCCTGTAATCGGGGCGCTGACTGGCAATCTTCTTGCCCTCTCTGGTGCGCTCAACAATCATGTCACGCTCAAACTGGGCAAATACAAGGAACATACCTCTCATAGCCCTACTAGCAGGGGTGTTATCCATCACGCCAAGATTCAGCACGTTCACCCGGATTCCTTTTTCAATCCACGAATCAATCAATTCATACCCACCGACAAGGCTTCTGGCAACACGATCTAGCTTTGTCACAACGATTGTATCGCCGCTCTGGACTTCCGCTTCCAGCTTGTCCAGTTCCTTGCGTTCCATTTTAGTTCCGGTATATACCTCTTTGAAAATCTTAGTTGCACCAGCAGCCTTGAGGGCTTCTTCCTGAGATTCAAGGCTGTTGCCGTCAATTGCCTGTCCAGCGGAACTAACACGAGCGTAACCATAAATCATTCAGAATCACCGTCCTTTTCAAAGCGTGGATTTTTCCTTAAGTTCTTTTGCTTTTCGAAAAAAATAATCGTTCTTAAATTCTTCCAGCCCATCATCAACCAAGTAGCAGCCGTCTTTTACAGGTTCATCACTTTTCGGCTCGATTACAACACGATAACCAAGTAACCAGCAAAATTTCACGAGAGTTTTAACCGAAAGGCCGTTTCCCCTCAATCTTTCAGTCACGCAAGAAGGACGTTCCTGTCCAAGTTCGTTCGCCCACCAAGCCCAAGTCTTGTGCGGGTTTCCAGCTCTAGCGTAATCTATCAACTCTTTGACAATTTTATTGCTTTGCATACAGACATCCTCTCTTTCTTGATGCCATTGTAACACTTTTTAATGTAACTGTCAACACTTTTTAGTGTAAGCCGAATTAGCTCTATGCTCATATAATATATAAATATACTCTAGTATGTATTTATACATACTAGAGTAGTATAAGGATGTTTACTTTATTAATAGCAATCAAGTAGAAAATTTTCTATAATAAGGTGTAATTCTACCAAACTTCATTTCCGTAAAACTTTGGGTCTTGACAAGCATATTTTCACGCTTTATACTTGTTTCAGCGAAAGCGAGGTGATAGGCTTGGCAAGACGAGCAGAAACCTCGGAACGTGATAAGCTGCGCATGATAAGCACTCGGCTCACAGAGAGCCAGATCGCAAGCATGGAGAGCAGCGCAAAGGCATTGGGTATCTCAAAGGTCGATGTTATCCGCATGGGTATCGAGTGGGTAGCATCCTACGTTGAAAGCATCAAGGCATAAAAAAATAAGCTACCAGCCGCAACCACCACGAAGCCACTGATAGCTTATCCACATCACGAAACGAGAACCTGCAACCACCAAGGGGGCAGTCTCCCTTTTCGGAATCTATTATACCAAAAAGGGCTGCTCTCCGCAAGAGTTAGGAGAAAAAACATGAATTTTCCAACGACAACCGAAGAATTTCTGAAAACTTTCGCACACGGCAAAGAGCCGACCAGCGAGGACAGGGAGTACGCAGAAGCACTGGGTAAGCTGTCCGAACTGAACTACCGGGCAGGGTACGAAGCGGGAGCGGCCAAAAATAAGGGCTGAGTTTTGTGCAAAACGTAGAAAGTGGTTTGTCAAGATGAACGAACACTAAATGTAGTGTTTCGTGGGTCTATTTCTGCTTGACTTTACTACATTTTGCAATTAAACTTAATGCACCTCAAAGAAAGGAGATAAGAACATGGCAAGAAGTCCTTACATCGAAGCATACCGCCATCAGGTAGCCGTTGGCTTTACTGATCGTCAGTATGAGTTACTGGTGGAGCACTGCAAGAAGTGCCGCGTATCGTTGTCACAGGCCGTCCGCGATGCCTACCTTGAGAAGTACCCCATGCCCGATGATGAAAACGAAAAATGATACGCTCGCTAAAGTTTGGAGACCACAGCGAACGTATCATCAACAAACAATGGAAACGGAGCCATTGTGCCCTTATTATAGCAAATCGGCTCAGTTTCCGCAAGCTATTTAAGGAGATTCTATGAATCATAGTATCACAACCAAGACCGAAATTCAACTGATTGAGGGTGTTAGCTGCTACGAAGAAAACGGAGTAGCCTACATCCGTCTGGAAGATGCTGCTCGTGGATTAGGCTTCACGCAGATTGCGAACAGTGGAAACGAAGTCATTCGGTGGGAGCGTGTCAGAAAGTATTTGGCAGAACTTGGCATCCCCACTTGTGGGGATGCCAATCTTCCAGAGTACATTCCTGAAAACATCTTTTACCGCCTGTGCATGAAAGCCAACAATGAGACGGCGCAGAAGTTTCAGGCACTTGTGTGCGATGTGATTCTTCCTGAACTGCGCAAACGTGGTTATGCTACTCTCTATCCGGTCGGGCAGCCGAGCAGCTTGCAGATTTTGAACATGATGGTTCAGGCTGTGAACGAACAGGCTGCACGAAGCGCCGAAACCGAAAAGCGCGTGGATGCCATTGAATCCAGTTTCAACAATATGTGCTCGATCATGACTGTCAGCGTCAAAGACGATGCACGAAAGGTCTGCCAGCGCACGTTGAATGCCATTGCAACCAAGCGCGGCGGTGGTACGGCATACGCAGACGTGTGGAACGAAGTCTATGATGAAATGAAGGAGAACGGCTTCGATGTTCGCCGCCGTTTGGATAACCGCAAGAAGGATGCCGCGTCTAAGGGCATGAGCAAGACTTTTGTGCGGAAAATCAACGCTGTTGACATCATCTTCGACAGCAAAGACAAGAAGATGGAATCTGCGTTCATCAACTCCGTGCGCCGTCTGGCAGCTGCCACAAACGTGAAGTTTGAGGTCAAGGAAGAAAATCAGCCCGCATAATACATAGCCCATAAGAAAAGCCAGTGGTTAGAGAACATCTAGCCGCTGGCTTTTTGTGTTATGCGTTTATTCCTCTACAAGGTCTGCGTATTTGACTTCAATACGGGGCAGTTCATCGGTAGTGCTGGTCAATGCTCTGGTGATTTTTTCAAGCCCGGTGAACTCACCGTAGACGTTGATAATATCATCGTCCAGAATCTTCACGGCATCGCCACCACGCTTATCCAGCATATAATACTCGTCATCGGCATAGAAGCCGTATCCGCTGTTGTCCGTGTAGGTTCTCCATGCTTTTTCGCTGCCGGAGAAGTTTGCGTCAATAATCTGCGAGACCTTTACCTTGACAACAATCTTAGTTCCTTCATACTTTTCGGGATAACGGCACAGCTCCTTATAGTCCACAGTCTGGCACTCAGCCTTGTAATCGTCCTCGCTGATTTCAGGCACAACAGATGCAGCGGAAGAAGCGGTGGATGCACTTGCCTTAGTGGTGATGCTGCTTGCAGAGCCGTCAGAACTGCTGCTAGAGCCACCAATAGCAGACAAGACAATCAAAACAATGATGGCGATGAACCACCAGCGCTTGTAGATGGGCGGCTTGTTCTTACCGCCACAATGAGGGCAGACCTTTGCACTTGCGGCAATCTCTGCACCACAGTGCTTGCACGTTGTCATTTTACTTTTAGCCATTGTAGATTCCTCCCTTTCAAGGCTTGTAAGGCAAGTATAGCACAGAACACAGACCCTTTGTAGGGGTCTTTTTGTTTTTGCGGGAAATTTTTGATTGTGCATAGAGAGCAAGATTAAAACTTGTGCAAATCACTTCACTTTCTTCATCGGCCTGCCATTAGGAAGCTGCGGTGACTTGATGGCCTGTTCCCATGTCATTCCTTTCTTCTTCACTCTATAAGTAACGGTAGGAACAAGCAACCCGTATTGTTCACACCATTCTGACAAAAATTTTGTTTCTCCATCCATCGTAATTGTCATGCCGTGTTTTTTGTAAAATTCGGGTCTGTTGAACTCGCTTCGTGGACGCTGATTTGTCATCTGTTCTTTCATTGTCGCCCATCGACAGTTTTCGGGACAGTAATTGCCGTCATTGTTAATTCGGTCAATGCTTAACTCGTCACTATATCCATGAGATAATGCCCAATCTTGAAATGCCTTGTAATCGTCAATCCATTCATCGCAAATAGAAATTCCTCTTGCACCATAATATTTATAAGCAATCGACTTGGGATTATAGCATCTCTGGTGCATACCATACCAAATATTAGCGATTCGATGATTTACGCATCCGTATATTTTTGATTCCATCTTTCTTGCAACGCAATTAACGCCGCAAGACTTTGCCGTGCCACCTGACAGCTCTACTGCCCGAACATTTTTGATGTTCCCGCAGTCGCACTTACAAGGGAATGTGCGGTTTTTCTTGTTATATGCGCCGATGATTTCAAGATGCCCAAATCTGCGACCAATCCAATCTTTGGAATCGTATTTTCCATGATTAAAATTGCAAGGGCATTTTTCGGCAATGCCATCAACTACTTTCTTCCCAGAGCGTTGCGACTTCTTGTGGCATCTAGTGCATTCACAAAGCCAACCATTTCCGCCTAAGATTTCAAGCACTTTCCAAGTGCCAAACACCTGTCCAACATATTTTTCGTCATGGTATGGGTACAGACGCGAATATGTTTTTTGAGCATCGGCTTCTTTTTGTTTTTTTCGGATTTTTTCACGCTCTTCTCTTGCGGCTGCGATTCTTGCGAGTTTGACCGCTTTGCGTTCTTCTTTCATACAAGCACAATGTCCAGAGTTTTTCCCAGTAACATAATACTTGCCGTTACGGGTCGTTCTAATCGCCCCGCAATGAACGCATTTCAACGTCCATATTTGTTTTGCACTATTCCTCATATCATCTGCGGGCTGAACGTCAATAACTTCAAAATCTCCATACACTTTTCCGATTCTTTCTTTATAGAATCCATCGCACCATTTTTCAAGAGACCATTCAGATTTTTCCATGTAATCCTCCTTATATCGTTATTTTCTGATTCTATTATACCACTTTTTTAGTAGAAGTACAATGTTTATTACACTATATGTGGGGCTTCTTTTATGTGGCAAGGATGGATGAAGTGTTCACCCACCCCTACCCCCGGCGCTCCCTATATACCCCGCCGGTGGAGACCCCAGCCCCCAGCGCACCCGGAACGACTGCACAGCACAGGCAGCAGCACAGGCCATGCCAGATGCAAGGCAGACCACGCAAGGCACGACACACTCGCCCGGACGTTGGACACACTGCACCGGCTGCACTCAATACCAGACAGGCCACGTCTGGACGATCGGACAGGGTGCTGGGTGCTGGACTACCTATACAATGTGTCCGAAACTGAGCAGATACGGACGCTTGAGCGGCACACCAAAACAGGCCTAAAAATCATCACTTTTTCGTGTATGTTTGTTGCCTGTGCAACTTTACAAATACACTAAAAAGTGTTATTATAATGTCAGCAAAAGCATACACTAAAAAGTGTAAATCACACATCACGAAACACCAAAACAGGAGGACAAAAACCATGAAAAAGACCATCAATTATACCGCACTTGCTGATACCATCCGCGCCGAACTCAACGCCCGCCACGACCGCAGCGCGTGGGATAAGGCCGTCACGTTGTACGCGCTTGACCTGCTGGAAGATGTGCAGGAGGGTGCGGACAACATGGAGCGCCTGCCTCTTGACGGTGCAGAGCTTGAGCGGTGGGCGCTCAACGGTGCAAGCTGCTGGGAGCAGTACAGTAACGGCGGTTGCTCCATCTGCTATAATGCCGATATTGCCGCCCGCGTCTGCACCCCGTCCGAATTCAAGCGCACCGACGGCGGCATGAACGCCCCCAACAGCCGCGAAACGTGGCTTGACGTGCAAGCCCGCGCACTGTATCAGGCTTGCAACCGTATCCGCACTATCTGCCGCACAAATGGCCTGTATTGCAAGGGGGTGCAGTAATATGCTGGTACTTGATGCAACCCAGTGGGCTGCCCTCTGGTACGTGGGCGGCATGATTTCCGGCTTTCTTCTCTGTCTGGTCTGGCTCAACAATCGGGCGGAGCAGTAAGGAGGCAAGACAATGACAAAAGCATTTCGTGCAAAGCTGCTTAAGGCTGGC